TACCAATGCTACTTTAGCTGATGTGGTCATAGCGGCGGTCTGAAGAGCCGTTGAACTTGGTTCGATTCCAAGAGGTAGCACCAAATTGTTGGGGGTTAGTTAAATGGTATAACCACGGATTTTGATTCCGTTATTAAAGGTTCGATTCCTTTACCCTCTGCCATTGACACGTAATTAAATTTAGCATATAATTATTATTCAAATTAGCGACTGTGGTGAAATCGGTAGACACGACAGACTTAAAATCTGTTGCTATAATGGCGTGCCAGTTCGATTCTGGCCAGTCGCACCAACCCCTGCCTATAGTTCAAGGGATAGAACCGTAGCCTTCTAAGCTATTAATCCAGGTTCGAGTCCTGGTGGGCGGACCAATCAACGGTGACGTTAGTGTTAGCGGTTAGCACCACGGATTGTGATTCCGTTAGCATCGGTTCGAATCCGATACGTTACCCCATGCCCCGGTAGACAAATTGGCAAAGTCGTCTCTCTCAAAAGGAGAAATATAATTGTGGGTTCAAATCCCACCCGGGGTACCAAATATGGAAACGTGGCAGAGCCTGGCTGATTGCACCTGTCTTGAAAACAGACGACTCGAAAGGGTCCGTGAGTTCGAATCTCACCGTTTCCGCCAAGTTGCGTAAAAACAACACCCAAGTTGACGCTTAATTGAATAGGTGTTATACTATGTGTAAGTAAAAGATTTTGGACTGGTAGTTCAATTGGTTAGAGCACCGCCCTGTCACGGCGGAAGTTGCGGGTTCGAGTCCCGTCCAGTCCGCCAGTATTAGCAACAAGGGACAAGTGCGTTCCTATAGAGGCAGTGAAAACTGGTTGCTTGAAAAACGTTCTATAAAACGATGCGGGTGAATCATGGTGTCACCTCCCAAAACCATCCATGACGAATATCGCGGGATAGAGAAACAGTATCTCGGAAGTCTCATAAGCTTCAGTTCCTGGTGCGATTCCAGGTCCCGCAACCAACAATTTGCTCGGGTCGTCTATCGGTTAGGACACCGCCCTTTCACGGCGGGAAGAGGGGTTCGATTCCCCTTCCGAGTACCAATATTATTAAAACAAAAGAAAGGAGCACTCAATGAATACATTCAACCGATTGATAGGACGCAGAATAAATGGCATTCTGGTGACTCCTGACCACAATCGTTTTGCTTTTCGTACTGTAGAAGGCGAATTGCTGATATACTACACATCAGGTGATTGTTGCAACACAGTTTACCTCAATCACTTTATGGGTGCAGACGTAGTAGGTGGCAACAGTTTTGATCTGTTGCGTGGTGCAGTGGTATTGAGTGCTGAAGAAAAAGAATGGGTTAATGTCAACAACGAAGACGAAGAGTCATGGAATGTAGTCGAAGACGGATTCTTTACTATTCGTACCGACAGGGGCTACATTGACTTTGAGGTTCGCAATGAACACAATGGCTACTACAGTGGTCATGTTGGTGAATACAGTGATGGCGATCTTGATGCTGAGGAATTGGCAGAATTTGAACCATTGGTAGATTTTTAAAGAAAGGAGGCACGTATGCCAGCAGTATTTTTAGTTAGCGATACGCACTTTGGTCATGCGGGTGTATGTCGCTTTACACGTAACGATGGTGTTACAAAACTTCGCCCGTGGGATGATCCTGCGGAAATGGATGAAGCTATGGTTAAGGCTTGGAACGAACGTGTTCGTCCAAATGATAAAGTATATCACCTGGGTGACGTTGTTATTAACCGTCGTGCTATGAGCACCCTTGCTCGGCTTAACGGAGACAAAGTTCTTATCCGCGGTAACCACGATATTTTCCGTGATGATGAATACAGACAGTACTTCCGTGAACTTCGTGCATATCACGTTATGAACGGAATGATTCTAAGTCATATTCCTATTCACGAAGAATCGTTAGGTCGCTTTGGAGTAAACATCCACGGTCATTTACACAGTAATCGTGTTATGAAAGATGGTGTAGTTGATCTTCGCTACCATTGCGTTTGCGTAGAACAAACTCCAGACTTTGCTCCTATCCTGTTTGAAGATGTTATCAAGCGTATCGAAGCCGAAGGCGGAGAAGTAGGATTTAGGAACGGCAACGGTCCTGCGATGTAATCGGCAGACCCACACTTGCAAGAGACGATTCGTCTGCTTCCGCTGTACACGAAACGTGGGATGGGCTGTGTACACGGGGTTTGGCAGTTTCCTGACATAAAAATAACTGCCATTTACATTGACATTGTATTGTAAATACAGTATAATCAATTAAAGGTAAAAAGTTTAGGTACAGGTGTGACGACCATCTGATACTAATAGGAAGCAGAGTATGTAGCAACGCAAGATGAGCCGCTCGAAAATTTTGCAATATCGGGTATTCCCGAAGCGGCACCAGTATTTCAAAGCTACGAAACCGCTGATATTTTGTTAACACATACGATAATTAGTTTTCTTGCAAACAGTTTTACTTATTGTATGGTACTGAGCCTGAGCGATATCTCGGGAGTAAACAATCTATAGTTGTAAAGCAGATTTTATGTACCTAAACTTTTTACCTTTGCCCCGATGGTGGAATTGGCAGACACGCCGGTCTTAGAAGCCGGTACCGCAAGGTGTGCGAGTTCAAGTCTCGCTTGGGGCACCAAAATTTAAGAAAGGAGTTGGCATGTCTACTAAAGAAACTTTAGATCGAGCATACGGTAATATGCCCAAGGAAGTTAGCGGAAATTTTGATTTCTTTGATTTTGTACCAACTCCGCGTGGTATAAAATATTATTGGTATCGATTGATACGTAAAATAACAAGATAAAGAACATGGTGAGCTGGCCGAGTTGGTCGAAGGCACTTTCCTGCTAAGAAAGCATACGGGCCAAAACCTGTATCAAGAGTTCGAATCTCTTGCTCACCGCCAAATTAATAAATTACTATTTGCCCATTGATAACATGTTTATGTTGTCTCTGGGCTATTTCTTTTTTGTGCTCTAAGATTAGAGGTTTTGTTTTAAACCCACCTGCTACTTCAGGAATAGTAGAATCGCCAAAGTAATAATACAGACTGTCGAAGGATTTTATGTTTGTTGCACGGCCATCAATGTATTCAACAAAATCCAAATCAACATTGTTGACCAAGTAGTCAATGCCGGCTTCCCACGAATTATACAATTTAGAATCTTTAAAATTAACGTGGAACCAATGGTCCATTTCGTTATAAACATTATTGGTTGGCTTTGCAGTTTGGAATGTATGAAAATCGTAATCGGGATAAACAATATGCTTTACCAATTGTTCATATAGGGTACGCTGGGCAAAGTTATTATTGGGCCACTGTAATACACTTTGCATCTGATAATTCTGTGGCATACTGAACCAATTTTTTACCGCGTGTATTTGTTTGGCCAATAAACGACATGATTCGGGTGCCCAGAAGAAATATTCATTTACTACCCCTGATGTATCTCCTACCGTGGCATTTGTATAACTGGCAATGCCGTCAATAAAATACATAAAGAATTTTCCATCTTTAATGAATACCTTGGGTTTATCTACTCCATAGAGTAAACATACCTTGTTTTTACTTTCAACTATCCGATGTTGATCCCCAAGGAATGAGTCATCAAACTTGTGTATATGGCCAGGCTGTAGATAATGCTTGGTGCGGAAAATCCAAGATTCGTCTTTGGAGTCGGATTCGGCAATCATGTCCTCGCTGTAATCGTGTACAGTGATCTTTGTAGCAGGATAATTAGTAGCAATCCACTGTAGTAATGGTCTTGCGGCAAACTCCCACTCGCTTAGAGTATTTTCGGCCCTGGTGTCAAATATATTGCCTACTACACCCTTTTCACCTTGCTTGGGATAACGAAAGATAACTTCATCTAAATGTATACCGTTTAGTAAGAAACTATAAGCAACGGTGGTACTATCACTTCCTCCACTGAGCTCTAATCTAATATAGTCGTAAGAGTCTCTTAGCTGTTGAGCACGTTGACGATATAATTCGCGTAGACTTTCTTCTGGCTCTATATGCCAAGGATACTTGACAAACACATCCTCATTAAAAAACCATTTAACTTCTTGTTTACGTCGACTGGCATCTAACATGGCTTGAATCTTATTGTAATAGATTTCATTGCCAACCAAATAGTAACCTATCTTTTTATTAGGCTCAAAGTTAACACCAGCGTGTGAGGTATGTTCGATTATGGGCATTGGGGAGTTGTAATTGATGTGATAAAATATTTATACTATAGTCAACTTGTTAAATAGTATTATGCCCCTTTAGCTCATCTGGTAGAGCAACTGATTTGTAATCAGTAGGTGGTCTGTTCGAGTCGGACAAGGGGCACCAACTGCAAATCGAGGATATATGGCAAAGACAAAAAAATCAAGTCTACATACCAAAACTGGTAAAATACTTTTGGGCCCACTTAACATTGCCCAACTAACAGACATGTTAGAAAAAACATCTAAAGCAAAAGAAAAATCCAAAATCCAACGCCGTTTAACTGAATTGACCTCACGCGGTTGACCTAAAAATCAATCTATAGTAAACTGTTTACTCTACTAACTTTTGGAGTATCGTTGTGAAAAAACTATTGGTAATTTTGGGTCTATTTTTGTCGACCACAGCATTTGCCGAACAAGGCGATGTTTGGGCTACAATCGACACAGTTGGATATCATTTTCAAAACGACAATAAAGCAAACGATTTTAACTATGGCGTAGGTGTTAATTACGAAGTTGTTAATCGATTAAGTATCGGTGCACGAGTATATCGCAATAGTTTTAAAGATGGCACTATGATCAATGGCCAACCGGCAGAGCTGTATTCCGAGGCCGCTGTTATTGACTATCGCTTTTGGAACGACGACTTGTGGGCTACACACATTGGATGGCAATTTGCCAATCATTTTGGTCATTCAAACGGTATAGTGTTTCCTCATATGACTGACCTTCCGTATGCAAGTGTATGCCGTAAAATTGGTGATGCTGATGCTAAATGGCAAGCCTGTGGTCAAGTTACTACTTGGAAAAATACTACAAACGGGTGGGATCAATCTGCTTCATTTAAACTACAATATACATTCTAATATGACCGAAGAAAAGAAATTTAAAAATCCATTTATTGCCGCTGCACAAGCCGCTAAGGCCGCTGCCAGTAATCCACGAGTACCCGGAGCCAAAACCACGCAAGTTCAAAAAGCTAAATTTGGCACACAAGTACAGGGTAATAAACCGGCTAAGAAGTCAGCCGGTCGCGGCCGATAACCAAACAGATTGACTTTAAATGGCCAATCTGTTATACTTTATATAGTTCAACCCTAAAGGATTTATCATGTTTGAAAGTTTAGAAATTCGCCGTGCAGCAAACGGTTTTATTTTAGTAGTTAATACCGAAGAAGAAGCCACAGAATTTGTCTATGACACTGAGCGTAAATTGATTCGTGTTGTTAAGCAATACTTAGGTGAGCGTATCACAGAAGCAGATGCCAGTTAATGACGTTTGACGAATACTTAAACACCCACGAAATTAAAAAACTACAACTTGGTTGTGGTGGGAATATTCTTCCTGGGTGGTTAAATACCGATGGGCAGGGCGACGGGTGGTTCCATCCCGACAGCGTCAAACTTGATGCAAGTCAACCTTTTCCACTTCCTGACAATAGTTTTGATTATGTCTACAGCGAACACATGATCGAACATTTACCTTATTGGTCCGGACAGGGAATGTTAAAAGAAAGTTTTCGTGTATTAAAACCCGGTGGGCGTATTCGTATTAGTTGCCCCGACATGCAGTTTTTAATAGACGCATACACCAATCCCACACAAATACATTTAGATTACATTGAACAGACCAAACCAGACTGGGCGCCGTTCCCTGATGCTATTTTTACATTCAACAATTATGTAAGAGATTGGGGTCATCAATTTATCTATAATAAAAGAATTTTAGAGTTAAGTATGATGGCCGCAGGCTTTACAAACATCACAGAACATAGTATACTTGAGAGTGAAGATCCGGTGTTACAAAACTTAGAAATAGCAACACGTATGCCGGAGGGATTCTTACAATTAGAAACCATGACTCTTGAGGGAATTAAAGAAGGTGTTTGATACAGATAAATTCTTTTGGCACAATTACATTCCGTTTTACGAGAAATTTTTTGCTGACCGAAATTTCACAAAGATTGCTGAAATTGGACTTTTTAAAGGCGATTCAGTTCGTTGGTTATTAAATCGATTTCCTACAAGTGCTATCATTGGCGCAGACATATTAACACGTCAAGACACCTGGCCCGTTGATGAAAGATTTTTAGACTGTCAACTTGACCAAGGTGATCTACAGGCACTTGAAAATTTTTTCAGCCTTGGTCCATACGATCTTATAATTGAAGATGGCAGTCATTTTCCCGAACATCAAGTTTCAACACTATTAATAGGTATAAAGCACTTGACCAGCGATGGTGTTTATATACTCGAAGACGTTCATACCAGCCACCCTAAACATAAATTAAATAAACAACCTACAGTGGGCAATGCCCTTTCGGTGCTGTTGGCCTTGGCACACTACAGGAGAAACGGCATTGCTGTTACAGAAGAACGTGCTGAGTTGATTGCTAAAAACTCACTGGTTACTACAGATGAAGTCATTGATTTAGATTCTGCCTTAAAAGAAATAGTATTATACAAGCGTACAATTTTACCTGATAAATGTTATGAATGTGGTAGCCAGGATTACGAGTTTAGTCAATATCGATGTCAATGTGGCGCAGAAATATTCTCTGACACAGACTCAATGTCATTTGTACTGATCAAGGAATAACAAAATGAAAATTTACGATTGTTTTACTTTTTACAATGAATTAGAAATGCTGGATCTGCACCTGGCAGAACTATACGAACATGTAGACAAATTTGTCATTGTAGAGTCGACTAAAACATTCCAAGGCAATGATAAAAGCCTTTTCTTAAAGTTGAATTGGAATCGTTACATCAAGTATCATGATAAAATTATTCATGTTATTGTAGATGACAGCCCCTGTAGCTCAAACGCCTGGGACAATGAAACGTTCCAGCGTAATGCTATTATGCGTGGACTAACTGGCGCCGATGCCGATGACATTTGTATTATTGGTGATGTAGACGAAATACTTCGACCAGAAGTTGTTGATCAAATACGTGCTAACCCAAAAGATATTATGGGGTTTCGTGTACCATACTTTAACTTTAAATTTAATTATATGTTGGTTAACAACAATGAAAGTTACTTTGTTTGGACAACCGCTTGCCGTCGCAAGTTATTAGAAGATCCAGACCAATTTAGACGTACACGATTTGAATTAAATAATCTTCCAATTGACTACGAAGATGCTACCATTAAGATGTACGAACATGCTGGTTGGCATTTTACCTACCTGGGTGATGCCGAATTTATTCGTAACAAGATTCGCAGTTTTAGTCATGCTGAATTAAACTATGACGAGTTTTTAAATAAAATCAATGTTGATGAAATGATTGAGCGTGGTGTAGGATTTAATCCATTAGATCCAAGACCATTTGTAGCAGTAACATTAGATGATTATTTCCCCAAGACTATAGTTAATAATCCAGCTCGGTATCAGACTCAAATTGTCGAAGGTGCTACAAAAAGTGCCCGTGAAATTTTTAGCCTATAAATACAAACATCAAATAACAACGGAGTTCAAATGTCAAAAAGAGTGCTTATCACCGGTGGCGCTGGTTTTATTGCCCATCACGTAATTGAAAATATTATTAAAACAACCGACTGGAGTATTGTTTGCTTAGACAGACTTGATTTCTCTGGTAACCTAAATCGTCTTGCAGATGTTATGCAAGACTTTTCACAAGAGGACAAATCTCGCATTAAGGTTGTGTTCCACGATCTTAAGGCCGAAGTTAATCCAATGATTGCCGACATGTGTGGCGATATTAATATTGTACTACACTTGGCCGCAGGGTCACACGTAGATCGTTCAATTGAATTTCCAATGGAATTTGTTATGGACAACGTAGTTGGTACTGTTAACCTGCTTAACTATGCTCGTACACTAAAGAACTTAGAAAAGTTTGTCTACTTCTCAACAGACGAAGTATTTGGCCCAGCACCGGTTGGTGTTAAGTACGGCGAATATGATCGTTATAATTCAACAAACCCTTATTCAGCGGCCAAAGCCGGTGGCGAAGAAATGTGCGTGGCATTTGAAAATACCTACAAAATGCCAATTGTTATTACACATACTATGAACGTATTTGGCGAACGTCAGCATCCAGAGAAGTTTATTCCCTTGTGTATTCAACGTGCCCGCGATCAAGAAATGGTACGCATTCATGCTGATCCAACTAAAACAATTCCCGGAAGTCGACACTATATTCACGCTAAGGATGTAGCCGAAGGCCTGATGTTTATTGTAACTCAACTCAAAGACTATACTTACTTTGAGCCAACCGGACTTCGTGTTATTCCTAAGTTCAATCTTGTTGGACCAGAAGAAACAGATAACTTAAACCTGGCAAAAATGATTGCTGCCGCTCAAGGTAAAGAATTACTCTACGAACTCACCGACTTCCACTCAGCTCGCCCTGGACATGATCTACGCTATGCATTAGATGGATCTTTACTCAAAAAATTAGGTTGGGAGCCAAAGATTAAATTCAGTGAACGTGTTCAACAGGTTGTTGAATGGACCTTAGCTAATCCACGGTGGTTATGCAAATGAAGCCATTGTTTGTTTTAACTTCTGCAATCAATACTAAATTTGGTGTTTATTCGCCCGAACAAAGATTTCAACAAACTTTAGAAAGTATTGACAGTATTAAAAAACGAGCCCCTGGTGCTAAAATTGCTATATTAGAAATGAGTGGCGATCCAATTTCTGACGAGCAAGCAGAGGTATTAAAAAAGCATATCAACTATCTGTTGACCTTTAGCCAGGAAGATGCTGTAAAAAGCATATACAACAGTACCGAGAATTGGGACATTGTTAAAAATTGTACAGAAATGTTAATATTTGCCAATGCACTCCGCGAGCTCAAAGACAAAGGTGTTATTGGTCAGTTTGATAGAATATTTAAACTAACAGGTCGTTATCAGGTAACTGATAATTTCAATCCTGACTACTACGACACAGTTCCCGATCGTATTGTGATATTAAAGGCCAAGCCAAGTCAGTTTCCTCCCCAAGTAACTGGCGGACTTACTATGCAGTACATGAGTAGGTTCTTTAGTTGGCCAGCTGATCAGACCGACACTATCATTGACACATACAACACAGGATTTATGGCAGTAGCACAACATTTAAATGCCGGCGGCTATTTTGATCTTGAGCACATGCTGTATAATTTCTTGCCCAAGGATCGAGTAACTGAAGTTGACGTCTTAGGTTGCACAGGCAATCTTGGACCAAACGGAATGCAGGTCAATGACTAATTTTATCAATGAAAAAGCCTGGGACGAGTTAAATCAACAGTTTTCTGTTGCCCAGCCTTTTAATCATATTATCATTGATGATTTTTGGCAAGACGACATTGCACAAGAACTTGTGGGGGATTTTCCCGACTATGAAAGTCCAATTTGGACCGCACACTATCAAAATGCCATTGAAGATAAAAAAGCTGCTAACCATTGGGATAACTTTCCTGCCGCGACCTATAGGGCATTTACCTATTTAAACAGTCCAGAGTTTGTTGGTATAATTGAACAAATTGCAGGTCGAGCTAATATTAAAACAGACATAGGTCTACATGGCGGCGGTTGGCATTGTCACCATAAGGGTGGAAAACTCAATGTACATCTTGACTACAGCATACATCCTAAGCTAAAATTAGAACGTCATTATAACTTGATTGTTTATATGACACCCAACTGGAATCCTGCCTGGGGCGGCGGCTTAGAGTTATGGAGTCATGGCGCACAAGGTCCGAAGGAATTGGTTAAGACTGTAGAAAACCGTTTCAATCGTGCAGTATTGTTTGATACCACACAGTTTAGTTGGCACGGATTACCAGACGATTTAACTTGTCCAGATGGTATTTACAGACGTAGTATGGCCGTGTATTATCTAACAGATCCTGCCGACGGTGTTGATCCTCGTGGCAAAGCATTATTTGCACCACACAAAGATCAGGCCAACGATCCAGCAGTACTTGAACTTATTAAAAAACGCAGTAATGTTAATACTGCCGCAGACGTTTATAAAAAATGAAATTAGAAAATCCTTTTAACATATTGGTACGCAGACGTAGTGCCATTGGCGACGTTATTATGAGTACCGGTGTAGTTCGCGAACTAAAACGTCGCTATGGCGATAATGCCAATATTGACGTAGCCACAGACGTTTTTGATGTATATCGCAATAATCCCAATGTTCGTAATATTATCCCAACAGATGGAGCAGATCCATCTAAGTATGAACTTTATATTAATTTAGATGATGCTTACGAAGTTAATCCTACAGAGCATTATGTAGACAATTATTTTTATCGTGCATTTGGCGATTCTGCTACATTAAATCGTAGCGTTGAATTATTTCCTACTGAGTCAGATAAAAAAGAAGTTGATGCAGATTTAGCAGATATTGGCAATAAGTTTATTGTAGTTCATATGCGTAACTGGCACTGGGCAGCAAAGAATATCACCATGGATGTTTGGTTTGATGTTTATGCTAAACTATTTTCTGAACGCACAGACTTTAAAATTGTAATACTTGGTGGCAAAACAGATTTTACAGTCGAAGATCATCCCTTGTTCTTTGATGCACGTGATAGATATAATAATCAACAAATGAAATATCTATGTGATCATGCCGCTTGTTTTATAGGCATAGACTCCGGGCCTTATTGGTGTGCAGCAGCAAGCGACACACATATTGTTGCCTTACTAACACATCTACGACCAGAACGTATTGTGCCACATCGCCATTTGGATACAAATTGGAACGCTACACCTATTCCCACACTTGAAGATTGTGCTGGCTGTAATGATGTACAACAAAGACCTATTAGACAAATTGTTTGTAAAAAACAAACATATCCTTGTGCCAATAATTTTGATACGGATGCAATAGCAAAGGCGATCCTGGAACAATTATGAAAGACGTAACAATAGTAGCCATTGATTTTCTAACACACGATTTAACACGTCGTTCAATAGAAAATACACTCAAGCATATAGATCCTAAAGAAATTCTTGTTATATCCGACAAAGAAATATATCCTGGTGCTCGTCACGTAATTAGGCCGCCAGTTGATGGCATGCCCGAGTATAATCAACTTATGCTCAAAGGTGTATCAGAGCATGTTGAAACTGGACACGCACTTTATGTACAATGGGACGGAATGGCCTGCGATGGTAACATGTGGACTGATGATTTTTTAAACTACGACTACATTGGTGCTATCTGGCCCTGGGAGCCAAAAGAACACAACGTAGGCAATGGCGGTTTTAGTCTACGTAGTAAACAGTTATTAGATGCTTGTTTAGATACCTATATACAGTTAGATGAATCAAGAAACTTTACAGCCGAAGATGCTTATATTGGTATTAACTATAGAAATTTCTTAGAAGAAAAATACAGTATTAAATTTGCTCCAGAAGAAGTAGCACGTAGCTTTAGTTTTGAGCTTGGAACATATCAACCATGTTTTGGATTTCACGGACCCTGGAACATTTTCCATTTAATGCCATCTGAGGAACATGACTATTATTATCAACGTATGGATTATGCCAAATGGAATCACTATAGATGGCATCATGTATTAGCCGCATTAATCAGGGTTGATAGAATGGACATTTACGAATTTATGGTTAACAAACTAATCGAAAACAGCCCAGAATTATTACCAACTGTAGCTGCTTGGTTAGAGCATGACAGTCAAAATCCTCGTACCGAGCTGATTATTGATTGATAAATAATTTTGCGGTAGTTGTTGACAATACCGCATTCTTTGTAGTACAATAAACAAACTAAATTTTATCATTTCATTTAAAGGAGATCATGATGAATCTAAAACCGCTATCTGATAGGGTGGTAGTTCGCCGTGTTGACAGTGAATCTGTAACCAAAGGCGGCATCTTTATTCCTGATGCAGCCACAGAAAAAGCTGATCAAGGCCGAGTGCTTGCTGTTGGACCTGGTAGACGTAATAGCAATGGAGAATTAATTGCTCTTGATGTTGCTGTTGACGACCAAGTACTATTCGGTAAGTTTTCCGGCCAAACTGTTAAAGTTGAAGGCGAGGAATTATTAATTTTACGCGAGGATGATATCTTCGCAGTAGTAGAACAATAAGGAGAAACATAATGGCTGCAAAAGACGTATACTTCGGCAACGAAAGCCGATCAAAAATGGTTGAGGGTGTAAACATTCTCGCCAACGCTGTAAAAGTAACACTGGGCCCTAAAGGCCGTAACGTAGTAATTGAACGCAGTTTTGGTGGCCCAGCAGTTACCAAGGACGGCGTAACAGTTGCTAAAGAAATTGAATTGCAAGACAAATTGCAAAACATGGGCGCACAGATGGTTAAGGAAGTGGCATCTAAGACAGCAGACAATGCTGGTGATGGTACAACTACAGCCACAGTACTTGCTCAAGCTATTGTTAAAGAAGGCATGAAGTATGTTACTGCCGGGCATAACCCAATGGACCTCAAGCGTGGTATTGACCGTGCCGCTACAGCCGCGGTTGAAGCATTGGCTACAATTAGTAAACCTTGCGAAACCACAGACGAGATCGCACAAGTAGGTACAATCTCCGCTAACTCCGATGCTGGCATTGGCAAGATGATTGCTGACGCAATGGAGAAGGTTGGTAAAGAAGGTGTTATCACTGTTGAGAATGGCAAATCACTACAAGACGAATTAGACGTTGTAGAGGGTATGCAGTTTGATCGTGGTTACCTAAGCCCATACTTTATCAACAATCAAGAAAAACAAACTGTTGAATTAGACAATCCATTTATCTTGTTGTTTGATAAAAAGATTTCAAACATCCGCGATATGATTCCAGTATTGGAAGCAGTTGCCAAAGCAGGTAAGCCCCTACTTATCGTTGCAGAAGATGTTGAAGGCGAAGCCTTGGCAACATTGGTAGTAAACAATATTCGCGGTACTGTTAAGACTTGTGCTATTAAGGCACCGGGCTTTGGTGACCGTCGTAAAGCCATGTTAGAAGATATTGCTATCCTAACTGGTGGTAAAGTTGTTGCTGAAGAACTTGGCCTAACACTTGAAAAAGTAACAGCCGAAGACTTGGGTATGGCTGCTCGTGTAGAAATTTCTAAAGAAAACACTATCATCATTGACGGTGCCGGTGACTCTGTAGCAATTGAAAACCGTGTTAAGTCTATTCGTGTACAAGCCGAAGAAGCTACATCAGAATACGACCGAGAAAAACTGCAAGAACGTGTGGCTAAATTAGCCGGCGGTGTTGCTGTAATCAAAGTCGGTGGCGCTACAGAAGTAGAAGTCAAAGAAAAGAAAGATCGCATCGATGACGCACTACACGCTACTAAAGCCGCTGTAGAAGATGGTATTGTTCCTGGTGGTGGTGTTGCACTAATTCGCGCCAAACAGGCCATTGCTGATTTAAAAGGCGACAATGCCGATCAACAAGCAGGTATTAACATTGTTCTACGTGCCATGGAAGAACCACTACGTTGCATCGTAAGCAACGCAGGCGAATCAGCAGATGTGGTGCTAAATGCAGTTCTTGGTGGTACTGGTAACTATGGTTACAATGCTGCTACAGAACAGTATGTAGACATGTTGGCCGACGGTGTTATTGACCCAACTAAGGTTGCTAAAACAGCCCTGGTAAATGCGGCGTCAGTGGCAGGTCTGCTGTTGACTACGGATTGTGCGATCTTTGATCTACCAAAAGATCCAACAAATCCACAGCCACAAATGCCTAATATGATGTAAATTCATAAGTAATAGTAACACACCCGCTATGCCTCTTAATAATGCACACTTTAGCGGGTTTTTGTTGATCTTTTAAATTTGGCATAAATAATATTATAATTCACAGGAGTAGATTATGGCTACAGTAACAACAGTCGTAGTTTGGGGCGCAGATCATGATGTAACAACAGACGGTAAACCAATGGGTGCCGCATCTGTTATTTTACACAATTATCTAAGACAGCAACACGCTGCCGGCAAACTTACAAACGAAGTTGGCAATTTTGGAAATGTTGAACTACCAGATAGTAGTGGCACTATCACACAAAACGTAACCCACGAATGGGCAGATGAAGCAAGTGCTTTAGCATATTTGAACTTTATTAGCAATTTAAGCCCAACCAGCGCCACTATTGTTTAATAAAACATACAGAATTAGACAAAAGCCCACGAAAGTGGGCTTTTTCTTGACCAATAATTCGCATTCTGCTATAATACTTGTATTATGAAATATTTTGCGTATGGTATGAATACCAACCGGTCTCAAATGGCCACCCGTTGCCCCAAGGCTCAAAGTTTAGGGCAAGCCCTGCTACCCGAACACGAATTCCGTTTCAGCGTTCATGCTGACATTATCCCAAACCCCGATTTCGATACCGAAGGTGTATTATGGGAAATCACCGAAGACTGTGAACGGGCCCTGGATGCCTTGGAAGGATTTCCTAACTACTATGAAAAGAAAATAGTCAGCGTTCTACACGAAGGCCAATGGGTAGAAGCAATGACATATTACATGACCGGTGATTTGCCCGACTCATATCCCAGCGACGGCTACTTGGCCATGCTTTATCAAGGATACGCAGAACACGGGGTTGATGAATCACAAATTGATGACAGTTTAGATTATATTCTTTGTTTAAATCGATATGCAATTGAAGCAGAATCAAAATATTTTCAATACTTTAATTAAGGGACTATAATGAAACTCAAAAATACCATTATTGATGACTACGAGCAGGCCTTTCCTTGGGATCAGGAATACGAACTTTGGATAGCCAGCATGGAACGTGACTACCAAGAAGAGTGTGGCTATCGTGCAGGGTTAGTGGTCACTAACAAAACTCAATTCAAAGACGAAGAATTCAGTCCGTTTAGTACAGTAAATTCCTGAGTTGACCAATAATTCAAAGAGTGCTATAATACTTGTATTGTAGTAAAAAAGGTAGTAGAGCAGTGAATGAATTTGAGCAGTTAATTGTAATAGAAGAAATGCGTAAAATGGGTATTGAGCATTACGATATGCAACCGGGCAATGGCTGTATTTGGGTCAGTTACCGTGTGGGTAGTAGTCAATTGCACAGTTACTATATTTTTCGCAACGGTAAACTAATAGATGTACAGTATGATTGATGTTGTTTTAAAACAACACCCAAAAATTGGGCGATTTGACCCGAAAATCAAGATTTGTTATAATATTAGTATTGTCAATAAAGAAGGAGCTAAGTATGTCAACAGTATCATTTATTCGTGTTAAGTCTGGCGCATATCGTACAACAGATGTGAGCGGTCAGGTATTTCAATTAGTAGAGCAGTTTAAGCAAACCGCCAAAGGTGGCTATGTTACAGTTAAAAATGGTGGAAAGTTTCCTGGCATGCCAGTAGATATCCGTGTAAAGGTTGATGGCATGAGTGCTTACGATTTTGTAAGCGAGCAAGAGTTCATCGAACAAGGTAATACTCCAGTTGCAGAAACCGTGGCAGTAGAAACTTTAGCCGAATCCGATGAAGAAGTTATTGAACGCATTCGTCAGCGTTTTGAGATTTTGGACGAGATGGCTACGGCCGCTACCAACGGTGACATCCGTGCTATGATTGTATCAGGTCCTCCTGGTGTTGGTAAGAGCTTTGGTGTTGAACGTATTGTTGAAAAGGCCTGCTTGTTTGATCAAGTTGCTGGCAAACGTCTCCGTGCCGAAGTTGTCAAAGGTAGTGCATCGGCTTTAGGCCTGTACACTACACTCTACAAGTATTCAGACTCAAATTGCGTATTGGTATTTGATGACTGTGACTCAATCCTTGTTGATGATGTTGCACTCAACTTGCTTAAAGGTGCCCTGGACTCAGGTAAGAAACGTAAGATTTCATGGTTGAGTGACAGTAATATGTTGCGTCGCGAAGGCGTTCCAGATAGCTTCAACTTCAACGGCTCAGTGATCTTTATTACTAACCTTAAGTTTGATCAGATGAAATCGCAAAAATTGCGTGATCACTTAGACGCACTACAGTCCCGTTGTCACTATTTGGACTTGACGCTTGACACTATGCGTGATAAGGTACTACGTATCAAGCAGATTGCTAACGACGGTGCCTTGTTTGCCGACTACGACTTTGAGCAAGTGGCACAGGACGAGATCATTGAGTTCCTGGAAGAGAACAAGAACAAGTTCCGTGAAATGAGTTTGCGTATGGCAATCAAGATAGCAGACTTGCGTAAGAGCTTCCCACTCAAGTGGAAGGCTATGGCTCAAGTTACTTGTATGAAACAAGGTTAAAAGGAAAATATATGTTTAAAGAAATCTCAGCAGTTGTAATAGGTTGGATCGCATTTATTGCAGTATGTATGTTTGGTAGTTTTTTTGCCTATCAATACTTTGCACCCAAGTATCGTCAGGTAGATAATGAAGTGTTCAAACAAAGCGAACAGTACAATGACGGCATGATCCGTGACTTGGAAAACTTGCAAATTGAATACATTGGTGCTGATGCGGAGAAGAAACAAGCTCTCCGTGCTATAGTGTTACACCGTTTTAGTGTGTACCCTGAGGATAAAATGCCTCCCAACCTTCGTAACTTTTATAACGATTTGAAAGCAGGAAAATAATATGAAACGACTCTTATTGGCATTGCCCTTTGTGTTTGCATTGACAGCCTGTGATGTTAAAGAAACATCTACACAGATTGAGCGTCGCAAGCAAGAAGAACTAAGCCTGCAGGGTGTACAGTCAGTTGGTATGCCAAGTATTGTAAACTTTGCTGAAAAGCGTATGATGAAAGACATCATTGAGTTGCGTGATCAAAACGTGGCCACTACAGTCTATATCACAGATATGAATGGTAAGTTGCATAAGGTTTGTAATGCTGTTGGCTATGGTTTGCCCTATGCTACTCAGTATACTAATCCACAGCGTATTAGCAGTGATGCACATGGTTATGCAACCCTGCCGCAAGCTGATCCAAACGGCCTGTATAGCCCTGCAAGTGCCGATGGTACTTGGGTCCTGTGTGTAGATGCCAAGTCAGGTAAACCAAAACCAGTGTACATCGAACCACGTGTTATTGTAAGTCCAATTCCATTGGGCGAGTAAAGTTTCTATAGCGTTTCCGCTATAGCCCACAACTCTAAATTTAGCTCCGGAGTTGTGGTTTGGGCCCTACTTAACCGTAGGGCTTTTTTTATTTAAATAATTGTGTTATAATAATATTATGATCACATTCAAGCACGTCGAAGATTACTTAGAAGTTATTGCCGGACACAGAGATCCTGTGTCCGGTAAACCTATTTCAACTTGGATTTTTACTTTCGATCCTATTATTAGTCTGGCCAGATACGATGTAAAAGTTCTTGAAAGTATGGCGCAGACAGTTGGGCAACAACAGCCACTAACAGAACGCCAAGGCGAGTTGTTGGTTAAGATAGTGCTTAAATATGAACGACAGTTGGCCGGTAAATCAATTGATATTTCTCCAGTTCGTAATCCTGTTTGGCGTATTCCGTTGCGTCAAATGGATTATAGTCGTTCTATTGCGATTGAAAATGATATCATTGTTGTTAGATTCCCATTTAATGCCGAAATGATTGACAGCATACGAGACTTTGGAAAATCCAGTCAAGGAAAAGTAGTATGGAACCGTAGTCAAAAGATTTGGGAACTTGGGCTTACAGAATATAATCTTAGTTGGATAGTGGCTTGGGGGCAGTTACACAATTTTGAAATAGATCCAGCAATAACTGATCTAATGAATCGTATTACTGAAACAGAAAGTACCAAATATTCGATTGAACTTTGTTTAGACGAACACGGTTTAAATATAACCAATGCAACTGATAGTCTTCGCGAATACATTGTTGAAAAAGTCGGCGGCTTTGATGAATCTAATCTGTTGAAGTTAGTGGACATGAGTAGTGTCTTGGGTTATACTGTTAAAGATGATATAGCCCAAGCTCTTATTGCCGAGTATGGCCCAAGGTTTTATAATTTATTGGCCAACCGAGAAATCAAAATCAATCCTAATAAACTTATGACATCAGATGACTTTGAAAGTATATTGTCCTATGCCGAAACAGTTGGGCGAGGTCCTGTGGTTATATATGAACCAGATTTAAGCGGACGTATGCTAACCAAACTTAAAGATCGTTTTGGTAACAACACTGATGAATGGTCTGGGCGTTTTATACATACGGTTAAACCTATTAAAGAATTAAAGAACATAGCACTGATTATTAGTAGTGCTGGTATGGTTTTTGGTGGGGACAAACAGGTAATGTTACAACGTGCCGAAAAGGTTGTGTACTGTGCTCAAGATGTGTATAATAAAAAGAATACTTCTGGGATAAAAAACATTGCAGGTTAAACTAATAATCAAAGACGAAGTCAACGTCAAGCTGGAAGGCTTGGATCTTACCACACGTAAAAAATTAGTCGACAAATTCAAATATGAAATCCCCGGTGCAAGATATCAACCTTCGGTTAGGTTAGGTCGCTGGGACGGCAAAGTTGCGTTCTTTCAGCTTGGCGGTAGCACATACATCAACTTACTTCCGCAGATAATTCCCTTCTTAGATTCAGAGGGCTATGATGTTGAGGTGGAAGATCTACGTGAGTATAAAACAGGCTATGAGTTTACAGAGTTTACTGAAGATACATTTGCTGATCAAACCTGGCCCCAGGGACATCCGCAGGCCGGGCAACCAATTCGATTCCGTGACTATCAAGTAGAAATTATCAATAATTTTTTACGTAATCCTCAGAGTGTACAAGAAATTGCCACAGGTGCAGGTAAAACTATTATGACCGCGGCCTTGAGTAAAAGTGTAGAACAATATGGACGTTCAATTGTTATTGTTCCTAATAAGAGTTTAGTTACACAAACAGAAGCAGACTACAAAAACTTGGGTCTTGATGTGGGAGTGTACTTTGGCGATCGTAAAGAGTTTGGTCGTACACATACTATCTGTACTTGGCAAAGTCTAAATATCCTATTAAAGAATACCAAGAGTCACGAAGCCACTGTGGGTATTGGAGAGTTTATTGAGGACGTGGTGTTAGTCATGGTTGACGAAGTACACATGGCCAAAGCCGACGCATTAAAAACATTACTTACAGGTGTGTTTAGTCATGTGCCTATTCGCTGGGGACTAACAGGAACTATTCCCAAAGAAGAATACGAACGTGTAAGTATTTTCTGTAGTCTTGGCGACGTGGTAGGTAAGCTGAGTGCATCGGAACTTCAAGAAGCAGGCCATCTGGCTAATTGTCATGTAAATATAGTACAGTTAGTTGATCATGTTGAGTATACTAATTATCAAACGGAACTAAAATATCTGGTAGAAACAGATGAACGTTTAGACTACATTAGTAACTTAATTCGCACAGTTAATGAAACAGGCAATACCTTAGTTCTAATTGATCGCATAGCCACTGGTAAATTGTTGGCCGAGCGTTTAGACAATGCAGTATTTGTCAGCGGAGCAACTAAAGCAAAGGATAGAAAAGATGAGTACGACGAAGTTGCTATATCCGATGACAAGATTATTGTGGCTACCTATGGCGTTGCTGCTGTTGGTATTAATATTCCTCGCATATTCAATCTTGTGCTTGTGGAACCGGGTAAATCCTTTGTCCGCGTCATCCAATCAATCGGGCGTGGTATTCGCAAAGCGGAGGACAAAGATTTCGTCCAAATCTGGGACGTAACCAGTACCTGTAAATTTGCAAAAAGACATCTAACTAAACGTAAGCAGTTTTATCGAGAAGCAAACTATCCTTTTACAGTTGAAAAAACAGAATGGCAATAAAGAAATTAATCGTATGTGGTGACAGTTTTGCTGCACCTTCAAAACCATTGCCGGGTACAGCCTTTGGTGAAGTACTGGCTCGGAAGTTAGGCTGGAACGTTGAAATTTTAGCACGTCAAGGTTGTAGCAATGGTGGTATTCGCATACAAATAGATGAAGTACTTAGACAACGTCCCGACTTCGCAATCATTGCGCCCACATTTCACGACCGCATAGAAATTCCTGCCGGTGCTGCACCCTATGTTCCTCCGCCCAATGAAAAGAAAACCTGGGACAACGATTTACAACGTCACCTGCAACAAAATCACAACAACGGATACGACCCAGAGGCAGGTATCGACAATGTAAACTATGGTAACAATCCTTACCGTATGATTTGCGAAACTATTTTTAGTTTAGTAGAAAACTATCCGCATCCTTATAGATCAAATAAAATAGATCGAGATACTCAAGCCGCCGTCAAGCAGTATGTAAATTTTATGTACGATAGTAATTGGAAGCTACAACAGGATCGCTGGATTATACGTGATGGTATTATGCAGTTATTCTACGCTAACATACCATTCCTATTAATAGCCTGTAATATCTGGACCAGCAATACAGTTAGAGAGCAATTTCCTGCGGTAGTGCCCGACAAATATATGACTACACGCTACGAACATACTACCGCTTATGCTGTTAACGAGTGGCCATTTACCACAAAAGAAGATCCTGGATATCACGGTGATCCTAAGAGCCAAGAGTATCTGGCTGATACTTATTATAAGATTATTACAGAACAATTTGGAATACTACCGTGACAGATAATACCATAACACATTCAGAAGAAGATTTTGATTGGTTTAAACAAAACGGCATATTCATGCCTATGATTAATGATACCATTCGTAACATTAGATATAAACAAGCAATCGAGCAAGCAGTACCGGGCAAAGTGGTCTGTGATATCGGCACAGGTACAGGACTATTAAGTATTCTGGCTGCCAAAGCTGGCGCAACAAAAGTCTATAGTGTAGAGATGGATCCGGGTCGTGCGGAGTTTGCTCGTAACATTATTCGGCAAGTTGGGTTAGACAATGTAATTGAAGTTATACACAGTAACTTTTTTAACACAGATATTTCAGCCGATGTTTACATCAGCGAAACCATTGGCAGTCAGTTGTTTAACGAAAACATTATTAATATTAGCCGCCACGCACTACGCCACGGTGGAATATTTTTACCTAACAGTTTTGATTTATGGTTAGAGTTATATGATGATCATCCTATCTTTCCTTTAGTAATTGACTCCAGCCAGGCTTTTGAATTCCAACCCGATATTGAAATTGATCCAGTATTTGAAAATTTAATCAATACACAATTTCAAACTCGTCATCCTAAAGACAGTACACTATATCAGGCAAACACAGTCAACAGCTTCTTTACTATGTTGCCACGTTTTACCGACTTAAAGTTAAATAAAGTCTACGAAACTGAGCCCATACGCATCGATTTAAGCCAACAAATTGACGAAAACAATATACGATTAACTATCCCAGCTTCTTGTATTCCCGACACAGACACCAAGGTAGTTGTGATGTTTTGGACAGCTAATATGTTTGGTGATATTCAAATGCCGGTAAAAGAAACCTGGTGGGGCAATCCTATCAAAACTATACTGCCTCATATTAAACAAGATGGTAGTGATATCACAATGTGGTATGATCCACGAATTAGTAATTGGAGACTAAGCTACTGATGCGAGCCATTACAGTAGTTGCACATCCTGACGATTGTGTTATATTTGCCTGGCCCTTTATTGAAGCCCATCCAGAATTTTCTTGGACTATTCTATATCTTACCTATACTCCTTGGGAACCCCGTGCCAAAGAGATCTCTGCTTATTGGCAACAGTACAACATACCTACAATATTTTTAGGGTTTCAAGATGATTGGGAATATGTTAAACTTGGTGAATTGGGGTTTGACGGCAAACAGGCCTCTGCCGAAATAGCCGGTATAGCAAAAGAATATGATTTGATATTAACACATTTTGAAGATGGGGACTACGGCCACGTACATCATAAATTTGTAAATCAATCAGTTCAACCAATTGATAAGCCAAAGGTTTACTTTGCCAGTACTTTCAATTATAATACAGAATATAAAGTACAGAATCCTGTGATGACCGACCAATTACCTTTACATAAATCAGTTATAGAAGAATTCCAGGATCGAAATATCGGGAGATACATAGTGACACCAACAGCAGAAAGTTTATTAAAACAATGAGAATATTAACGCTCGACAATCGTAGTTATGAAATGAATGAAATACCCAACGAAATTGATGAACTTAATTTCTGTGTATTAGACAATAGTAACCCTAAAGAACCTGACTACTTTTATATTCCCTTGATCTTTATGGAGAGTTTTAACAGCCCTGCTTTGGTGTTAAAGATTGGAAAGCACATTGTTAAAATGCCGGTGGATTGGCAACTATTGATTGGCGAAAAAGACATGGGCGACTTAGAAGTTGTACCATTGACCAGTATCAATGATCGCGGATTTAGTGCATTTGCATTCAATCCTAAAACAAGTTTCCGTCCTGACTTTTATCCTGTAGAGATTGTAGACATTTATCAAGATGTTAAATGGTACTTTCCTAAACTTAAACCTGGACAACTATTAGCAGTACCCTTAGAAGAGGGTGTAGACGGCCCGATGTGTGCTTATTTTGTCAAAGACATTAGTCGCCAAAGCGAAGTGGTAGATTACAATAAGGTATGGTAATATGAGTCGACTTAAACCTGGTGCTACTTACATTTATGAACGTGTAGAAGGAACCATATATGCCCGCGAAGCAGGCAAGAAGGACAGGTTTGTCATTGGATACGACTACGACTTAGACACAAAAGCTGGCCTTAAAGAAGATCAACTCTGGGCAGACATACGTCATGCAGCCACAGATAATCCTACCTTGCGTAGTGCATTAGAACAATGTATAATTATATACGAACTTTCAAAACAACATGGATAAACTACACATCGGATATGAACTCGAGCGATTAGATCGTAAAGATCGTAATTTTTACGACAGCCTGAGTGATGAAGAAAAGAAAAAGTTCAGCCCATTCTTGATGATTCGATGGGCGGCCAGTATAACCGGCGATTATGATACACAGTACTATTATTTGTACAACGTAAATGAAAACCTAAACAGACATTTCTTTGATATCAGTACTGCACAACATAAAAAGTTTCAATGGTTATTGGCCAGTACTATAAGCCCGGGCGCCGGCATACAAAAATATCGCTGGTTGGCTGCCAAGAAAAAAGAATCAGGCAACAGTAAAGCAGCAAAGTTGTTGCGTGAATTGTATCCAGTGGCCAAAGAAGATGAAATCAAGTTAATGGCAGAACTCAATACCACTGCTGATCTTAAGGATCTGGCTCGTAAACACGGTTGGACAGATCAGCAAATTAAAGAGTATCTATGAATTTGGTAGTAAATGGCTGTAGCTACATGGAAGGCTATGCCAGTGGCGGTGGGCACATAGATTTAGCCAATCAGTTAGGTCTTGGTGTAGCCACATCATTGGCCATTGGTGGTAGTGCCAACAGTCGCATACTACGAACAACCCTCAAACACAGTTATCAAGCCTCCCCTACTCTATATGTTTTAGGCCTAACCTACATTAGTCGCAGTGAACTGCCAATACTTCGTGTTCGCGATAATGATTCATTTGAAGGGCGTTGGTGTAATCCTCAAAATCAAGAATTTGCCAGTGACTACGAACACTTTTGGAACCGTACTGAATCAGAACGTTTTGTTGATTTTAAATTAAAGACAGAAGTTTACAGTTTAATTGACAGAGTAGAAGATTTACAATACCAAATTTTGGCTGCTATAGCAGATTTAAAAACACGCGGGCACTCGGTTTTGGTTTATCAACAGTCAGATGATTCCTATCGGGATCTATTAAGTCATCCAAAATTACAATATTTTAAAACGGTACCTAACATCGTTGACGGATTCGGGTGGTATGCTATACAATATCAACACAGCCGTGGAGTACCTGCAGATACTCCTGCTGACGTTGCAAATTTTATAGGACCACAGGGAACTCCGGAAGAAATACGCCATCGTGCTCCTGGTGAGCACGGTATTTTAAATGAATTTTTGTGTAACTATATAAGAACAAATCAGTTATTAAATGAGTGAACAAGCATATACATGTCGATATTGTGAAAAAGCATTTCGTAAAGAAAGCACACTGGCCGCACATTTATGTGAACCTAAACGACGTTGGCAACAAGAAAAAGAAACAGGAGTTCAATTAGGACTAAAAGCCTATTTGAGATTTTATGAAATTACACAGGGTAGCGCCAAGCTAAAAACTTATGCGGATTTTGTTAGCAGTCCTTATTATAACGCTTTCGTCAAATTTGGAAGATACTGTCAATCTATACGTTGTCTCAATTTTGCTAACTATCTTGATTGGTTATTACGTAATAATAAAAAAATAGACAACTGGTGTAGCGATCGATTGTATACCGAATGGTTACCAGACTATCTAAAGAAAGAAGCAGTACAAGATGCCCTTGAACGTGCTCTAAAGGAAATGCAAGACTATGCAGATGATCATCCGGATCTTAAAAATGGCTTTACTGATTATTTTTCTTACGGAAACACTAATCGTATCTGTTACCATATTTCTACTGGCCGTATTAGTCCATGGATTGTATACAACTGCACATCGGGTGTTGAGTTTCTTGATACACTTACCGAAGAGCAAATAGCAATAGTACTGCCCTGGATTGATCCGGAATATTGGCAACGTAAATTTAAAGATTACTTAGCAGATACTGAGTGGGTTAAGGACATACTATCAAAGGCAGGCCTATGAAGTTTAAGTCAGACATTGACATTGACTTTCCCAACAGAGATACAGCATTAAAGTATCTTGAACATCATCCTGCGGGCATCATGCGTGAAGGACAATTGATCAAACATAACACAGGTGTTTATGTAACCGATATTCCCACGGATCCATTTACCGGCATTGCCAGCATTGATTATCAAGCAGCCGAAGAACGTGGCTATATGAAGTTAGATTTTTTGAATGTATCATTATATACCCATATAAAGAATGAAGCTCATTTAGAAGAATTGATGGCCAAAGAACCAGCGTGGGATCGACTATACGACCCAGAATTCTGCGGTCGATTAATACACATTGGGAACCATTATCGAACCCTAATTCAAATGCCCGAAGCCGTTAACAGTATAACACGCATGGCCATGTTCTTGGCAGTTATTCGTCCGGGAAAAAGACACTTAATAGGCCGCCCCTGGGCAGAAGTTGCTGAGACAGTCTGGGACAAAGATGACGAAGGTTATCAATTTAAACGTAGCCACGCTGTGGCCTACGCACATTTAGTAGTTGTGAATATTAACTTACTCTGCGAACAAGAGTTATAGAACGACGCTTACTGCGTTTTTGACTCATTTCTTTTAGGCTCACTTGGGGGCCTAATTTTATATCTACGTCTTTGCTGTTCATGGTCTTGACAGCAAATTTAAATTCCTGCCAATCCTGCTTTAAAAATACATTAATAGGTATAATCCTATTACTTTCCCACCACCATACGTCGGCAAACTGTAAAAATCTAATCTTTTGATCGGGATTTTTTAATGCAGCAAAATCATATATTGTAGTAATCTGTTCGTCAGCATTTTGTACAATGCCAACGTAATCGTTGCCACCGTAGACGAGATATGTTAAGTATGGATACTTCTCTAATAACTGTTTAATTTCTTCCACGATTCTCGCTAAATATGTTAAAAGACAACAAAATGATTACTGTCAAAACATATTTATATCCAAATTTTGCTGAGGTTCAAGTTTTTGATCCTACAATATTTACAACAAGGAACCGCCAAGTGTACAGCCGCCCAATTAAAGTTTACCAAGGTATAGACAACCCTATACAAGTTATAGTTCGAAATCAGGACCAGAAGAGTATTGATCTAACTGGTTACATAATGCAGGCTGAAATACAGGACCCTACAAACGGGGTAACTGTTGAAAGTTACGCTGTTACTTTTGCCGACATTACCAAGGGATTGGCTAACTTTATAATAGATAAGGCTACAATCAACGCCCTTGAACAGCGTTTTTACAAGTTAACATTTAAAACAATTAAACAAAGCGATAACACAGAACAACCAATCTACATTGATGATAACTACGGCGTCCCGTTGGATTTACAAGTGTTACCGGCTTACTAAGCTGAAACAGTCAGCGAAGATACCGAAGTTATATTTGATGGTGGAACAATTTAATGACAACATACGCAAACGTAGGCCACATACTATTAAAGCGTGGTAATACCGCACAAAGCACAAGCTACACTGGCCCCTTGGGTGAGTTAACTTACGATACAGATTTAGGTACTGTTCGAGTACATGATAATGCCACAGCCGGTATTCCTACACATGATACAGGAGCCCCGGGCGATGTAGCAGGAATGGTTGCATTAGACAGCAATTGGATGTATTATTGTGTGGCCAATTATACAACTGGTAGTGCAGTAATTTGGAAACGTACAGCCTGGTCCGGTGAGACTTGGTAATTAATTAAAAAAGGAAATATAAAATGGCAACATATCACTTATCAGCAACTTCGGCTAAGAAAAACGCTACAGCTAACACACAAGTTAACAAGCGTATTCCGGTAACCGGTGACTTCGCAGATCAAGCAGCGGCCCAAACAGCGGCAGATGCTTATGCTAAAGATCTAAACGCAGAAGATTATCAAGGTACTTGGGACTGGGTCGGCGTAGCAACACCAGCCTAATTTAGGTTTCAAAACTTGTTGATTTCAGCATCTGTTTAGTATATACTACTACAGATGCTGAACTCTATTCAAGACGCCGTACGTCTATTATTACCCGCAAAACGCAAAACCAATAACACTTCTGGTTGGATTAGTTTCAACGCACCTTGCTGTCACCATAATGGCGAATCAGCAGATACCAGAGGACGTGGCGGATTAGTAATGAACCCAGATGGTGGCACCAGTTACCATTGTTTCAACTGTAACTTCAAAGCCAGCTATATTCCGGGTCGTCACTTAACATATAAATTTCGAAAACTATTATCATGGTTAGGTGCTGACGAAAACACAGTCAAACGCCTGGTCATAGATGCTATTCGCATCAAAGAATTAGTAGCACCAGAACAACGTGTTGAGGCCGAGGAATCAGAACCTGTCAATTTTAAGGCTCGTCCCTTGCCCGAAGAGGCCATGACATTCCACGCACTTAATACATTTTATACATTAAATTCAGATAAAGAAGTACCAGTAGAATGGCACAATGCAGTAATGTATGCCGCGGCACGTAGAGTTGATCTAAGCCGATACGACTTATATTGGACTCCCGAAACACAATACAATTTACATCGTCGTGTTATCATCCCATTTACTTGGCGTAATCAAATTATTGGCTATACAGCACGTGGTGTTGATGATGGAGTTAAGCCCAAGTATCATTCCAGCTATGAACCAAACTATGTGTTTAATGTGGATCGTCAACGACCCGACAGTCGGTTTGTTATTGTATGCGAAGGACCATTTGATGCTATGGCTATAGATGGCATTGCTATATTGAGCAATGAGTGTTCAGAAATACAAGCAGACATTGTGGACAGTTTGGCACGTGAAGTTATTGTGGTCCCTGATGCTGATCGAGCAGGAACCCGACTTGTCGATGCCGCCTTAGAATACGGATGGGCAGTAAGCTATCCTGTGTGGCAATCGGACTGTAAAGACATTGGATCGGCGGTAGAAAAATATGGCAAATTGTTTGTATTAAAAAGTATATTGGCAGCAAAAGAAACTGGCAGATTAAAAATTGAGTTAAAGAAAAAGAAACTATATAATTAAACTATGTCAACAAAAGAATATTCAACAGAATTACAAAAACTATTTTTAGAAATGATGCTGACAGATGCACAAAGCTATGTGCGTGTACAGAACATTTATAATCCAGAAAACTTCGATCGTAGCCTAAGAGCTGTGGCCGATTTTCTTAAACAACACAGCAATGATCACAAGACATTGCCTACTTATGAACAAATTCGTGCAGTAACAGGAGTAGAACTCAAACCAGTTCCGGAAACAGTTGAAGGACATCACGATTGGTTTATGCAGGAGTTTGAATCGTTTACTCGGCGTATGGAATTGGAACGTGCTATCCTAAAGTCAGCAGACTTGTTGGAAAAGGGTGACTATGATCCTGTAGAAAAAATTATCAAAGATGCAGTACAGATTAGTTTAACCAAAGACCTGGGCACAGACTATTTTGCTGATCCCAAAACACGTATCGACAAGTATTACAATTCAGGTGGCCAAGTATCAACAGGTTGGCCTACTATGGACAAAATCTTGTATGGCGGTATGAGTCGCGGAGAACTTAATATTTTTGCCGGCGGATCGGGTTCAGGTAAATCGTTGGTTATGATGAACATAGCTTTGTCGTGGTTACAACAAGGACTATCGGGAGTATATATTAGTTTAGAATTGAGCGAAGAATTATGTGCTCTAAGAACAGATGCTATGTTAACAGGTATGGGCACAAAAGAGATTCGCAAGGACATTGATACTACAGAACTCAAAGTCAAGATGGTGGGTAAAAAAGCCGGTAAGTATCGAATCAAGGCACTACCAGCACAGAGTAACGTAAATGATATTCGTAGCTTTATCAAAGAGTATCAAATCCAAACAAACAATAAGGTAGACTTTGTTATGGTTGACTACTTAGACTTGGTTATGCCGGTATCAGTTAAAGTTAACCCCAACGATCAGTTTATCAAAGACAAGTATGTAGCAGAGGAACTGCGTAACTTATCGCAAGAGCTTAATGTATTGTTAGTAACAGCATCGCAGTTGAATCGTTCAGCTGTTGAAGAAATTGAATTTGACCATAGTCATATTGCTGGTGGTATCTCTAAGATTAATACAGCAGATAACGTGTTTGGTATCTTTACAAGCCGTGCTATGAAAGAACGTGGGCGTTATCAAATTCAGTGTATGAAGTCACGTAGCTCTACAGGTGTAGGACAAAAGATTGACTTAGAGTACAACATTGAAACTATGCGTATTACTGATCCAGGACCAGAAGCACAACAGGACTTTATTACTCAAGGTGGTCCTCCACGTGTTGCCAACAATATTATGAATCAGATTAAAACTACAACTACAGTAGCACCATGGGAAAGCAAGGCAAAAGACGGGTTTGACGTAGAAAAAGACGCAGGCCCACCTCCGAGTGCTACAGTAGACAGTAGCAAACTAAAGAGTATGCTGGCCGGACTAAAAGCCAAATCAGAATAACTCCACATAAATATAACTAAATTGGAGTAGATCTTGCAAAAACGTACTCGTAGTATATTAGACGAGCTTGATAGCTTATTAGTACACAAAGACCGCGAAAACCTCGTGGAAAGTCGTGCTAATAACGTAATTTCAAGTGCTATTAATCTAATGAATTACATTAAAGAAAACTACGACCCTGCTGTAGCAGATGAGCTTGAACGTCGTTTATTAAACAGTATTCGCTCGCAAGACCCCAATAAATTCATACGCGGAGTCCGCAAGTTGCGAGGAAATAATGAAGATTAATGATATTTTAGTTCTTGACGAAAGTCAATTGGATGAGTACGGTAATGCACCAAACGACAGCACAGATCCAAGAGTTGCTGGTGGTGTGCCAAACGCAGTAGGTAATTTAAAAGCACGTCGTTTAGCACGTAACGCACCAGCTAAACCTGCACAAGATACACAAGCACCCGGCGCTGATCAGCAGGCCAACACAACACAAACTAACCCAACAAATACACAGAGTAATGGCCAAGCAGGTACTACAGGTCAAACTGGAGGTACTCCTGGCTCTACAGCACAAACCGGAGGTACTCCTGGTACTCCTGGCACAAAAGGGAATCCATTTGCACAAGGTTTCTTTGGTGGATTAGGTTGGGATCGCACAGCTAAAGCATTTGCTGGTACTCCCGGCACTCCTGGTACTCCTGGCGCCACAGCACAAACTGGCGGAACTACCGGTGCCGGCACTACAGCACAAACTGGTGCTGGTAAAGAACAACCAGCTGCTGGTCAGCCATCTGCACAAGATGCTACAGCCGGTCAGGGTCAACAGCAACAGGCCGGTAGTCAACAGGCCGCGGTAGATGCTAACAAAGATCCACAGTACAAAATTTTTAAAGATCCTGCTGCGTTTAAAGCAGAGTGGGACAAATATGTAACTGCACATACAAAACCAGATAGCCCATATCAATTAATTTCTGATCCAGAAATGTTAACAGCGTTAAAAGATATGTGGATGAGATCCGGCGGTCTTAAAGTCGAGAGCAAGCAAAGTAAAAAAGCTCAACGCTTGATTGAACAACGTATCATGAAAGATCCAATCTACGAAAGTTTTAGTCGTATTGGTCGCATGATTACAGAAGCAGAATTAACACAAGATCAAATTAAACAAATTTTCCAGTCAGTGGCTGATGGTGCTGCCGCAGGTGGTAATGTACAAAATGCAGGTGATGAACCTGTAAGCAACCGTACCTTAGTTGGTAAAGGTGGCGATGTAGCTAAGAAAGTTGCACAAGCCTGGGACGATGTTAAAACTAAGATTAGTCAATCAGCACCAGTTGCTGGATTTGACCAAGCAGTTGACTCTATTCAAGGCAAACTATTAAATGCCGCCGGCGGTGAATCTGGTGCTGTTGGGCAAGCACTTGCTAAGTATCGTGAGTTTGGTAAACAACATCCAATCTTCCAGGGTGCTATCTATGCTGGCTTAATTGCATTAGCAGGTATCAGTGGTGCTGGTCTTGGCGGTGCTGCATTGTTGGCCGGTATTAAGACATTTGACAGATTACTACAGGGCGACAAAGCAAGCTCTGCATTGTGGAAAGGCTTCAAGACTGGCGCTCTTGCTTATGGTGCAAGTCACTTATTGAATCAACCACAAACAACACAGACTACAACTACAACTGATACAGGACAAGTTAATATTGGTCCTGTGAATCCTGATCTCAACAATGCCATAGACAACGGCGTTGTTACACCACCGGGTGTAGATGCTACCACTATTGATCCGACTAATCCCGATGCATGGATTGACGGAACACAAGCCAATGGCACAGATCTAATTCCATACACAGTACAACAAGGTGAAACACTAAGCCAGATTGCACAGAGCAATGGTATTAGTGTCAAGGATATCATGGATAATAATCCAATGATTACCAACCCAAATAACTTGCCAACTGGTATTGAATTACATCTTCCGCAAAATGTAGAAAATTATAACGTATACGACCAAGGTGTTGGTACAGCAGCAGATACAGCCGCAAAGGTTGGTACCGGACAATATGCTCCAACCTGGGGCAACACAGGCACCAAGCCAACAGTAAACTCGTCATACATTCCAGTTGGAACAATGATCAGCGAATATGTTGACTACGAAGCAACTATGCGTATGCGTTTACTTGCTGAAAGTCGTGGAATGTCACAAAAAGGTTGCTACTTAACAGCATCAGGTGTTAAGGCAATCTTCGAAGGTGTTGTTGCCGAAGGCCCATGGGACGCTATTAAGAGCGGGGTTGGCAAAGTAGCTGGCGGAGTTGAGAAATTTGGCCAAGGCATTGCTAATGCGGCTAAAAAAGGCTGGGACTCTGCTGCCAACAAGATCACATACGATAAGTTAGATCTTAACTGGCGTAAGAACTACAAAGAGTTTGATCCAACTGGTGGACAAGGTCCAGTTGACAGCGAACAGGTTAAAGCATTCTTACGTAAGCAAGGTGTTACCGACGTGCTGATTAATAAAGTATTTGGCGACTTAGGTTTAGACGCACCAGCACAATCTGCACAGCCTGCTCAAGAACCAGCACAACCACAAGGCTTTGGTGGCGGAGCAGAATTTACAGCATTGTTTAAAAAGTTTAATGATGCTGGCGGCAACTTAGCGCCACAGGTACGTGGTGTGTTAAAAGATATTTTATTAACAGCTATGCGTACAGTTGAAAGTATTCAACGTCAACGTATGTATAAACCTCCTGTATTGTCTGAAGTTAAGACAGACTTCAGTGCTGCATTGTTAAAGTCGTTGAGATAAAATGAAATTATATGAAGGCGGAGATGAAGCTAAAGGATTAGGCGGTAACGTATTTAAAGACGCTGCCGGTAATCCTTTAACCCGTCGTATCAACCGATTAGATGTTCCCTCTACTACTAAATTTTTAGAACAAATTACCGGCCTTGACCTAATGAACAATATGGTCGGCTCAACTGGCCAAAAAGAAACATCTGGCGACTTAGACTACGCCATCGATGCTACCATTATCAGTAAAGACGCACTACAAGGTGTGTTATATCAATACTGCCTATCCAAAGGTGTCCCAGAAAACGAAATCATGAATCAAGGTCGCAAGTACAAAGGCGGCTATATTGATAAGACTGGCATCGAAGTACATTTCCGCACTCCTATTAACGGTGATCCAAAGAATGGCTATGTACAAAGTGACTTTAACTTCGTAGACAAAATGGCCTGGACTAAATTTATGCTATCTGCTATGCCACCTGATAGTCAGTTCAAAGGAGTTGATCGTGCTGTGTTGTTTAACAGTATCGGTAAAGTATTAGGAGTAAAGGTTACAGTTAATAGTGGCGTACATGACAGACTAAGCAATGAATTAGTTACCGACGATCCGGCTATGATGGCCAAGATGTTTGTACCCAATGGCACAATAAAAGATATGGCCAGCGTAGAAAGTATCGTTAATGCACTACGCAATGATACACAACGTGATGCTAAATTAAAAGATTTTACTGACTATCTAACTAAATCAGGACGTCAGCTACCTAAATTAGAATCCAGTGTACATCCAACAGAGTGGTTTAAACACTTAAACGATAAATTAAAATGATTTTATTAGAATTTGTACAATATCTAACAGAAGGTGCTCGTACACCACATCCAGAGGATTTTATCTTCAGTGGTAGTAAAGCGGCCTTGGATGCTATCACAGGTATGGTAGGTGCTGTACAAAAGCCTGAAACTGTAAGCATCAAATGGGACGGAAGTCCTGCTATTATATTTGGTCGACGTACAGCCGACGGTAAGTTTACAATGAACTATAAAGAGTACATCGGCGAAGCCGGTGGCCAAGTTACAAGTGCAGAAGAGCTACTACAGTTTTACGCCAAGAACGGCAAGAACATGGAAGTAGGACAAAAATTAGCCAAGGTGTTTAATGCGGTGGGCAGTATATGTCCTCCAAACTTCAAGGGATTTGTACAGGGCGATTTGATGTGGACCGATAAACCATTGATACCAGTAGACGGTAAGTTTATTTTTAAACCTAATCCTCATGGTGTTACTTATAATGTTGCTACCAATACACCAATTGGCGAAGAAATTGCAGGTCGTCCGGTGGGTATTGCTGTACACAGTTATGGCAATGAAGTTGAAAAGTCTAAAGAGTCTCCATTAGTAGGTCGTCAAAGTTTACAGGGCTTGGGCGGTCTATCTGGAACCAACGAATATATTACCGTATTTACAGGCAACATGGGTACTAAGTTTAATATGAAAGAACCCACTACATTAAAAAATAATGCTAAACGTGCGGTTAACGAATTTAGTGCCGCAGGCGGCGATGCTTTTTTATCCAGCTTAACACAGGCATCCAAGGATAGGCTACAGCAGTATTACAATAGAAAAGCCACCGGACAACCTGTAGACGGCACATGGTTACAGACTAAACTGACTAAACCACAGTTTGAAATAGTCAATGCTGAAGAAAATAAACCCGTTTTAGTAGCATTAGACAAAGTCTACAGCACAATTAGTCTATTAAAATTAGCTATATTAGATCAACTTGAGCCCCAAGTTAAGGGTGTAGAGCAGTTTGTGGGCGATGTTCCTAAAGGCGAAGGATTTAACATAGACACCCCAAGTGGCTTTATAAAGCTGGTAAATCGTGGGGTTTTTAGTACTGCAAATTTTGCAGGAAGAGCACAATAATTTTTATTTTGTATAAATAAATGCATGTAGTCCTTTAAGGGCTCATTATATTAAGGAGAATTAAAAATGGCAACATTTACAAGAGTTAACGGCGACGCAGCCGGTGTAGTACAAGTTGATGCAGGTCGTGCATTTGCTAACGGCGCAATCATCAATACAGGTATCGCAGCACCTTTGTCAGTTCTAAAGATTGTTACTCCAACAGGTAACTTGGCAGCAGAATTAAACACAGGCGGTGCAGTTGAGTCTATCCTACGTGTTATCGAAGGTAATGCTTCAGTATTAGCATACCAAGTTGACAGCACACCACAAATCAGCGTTCTATTAGAGCGTAGTGGTTGGGTTAGCGACGCAGCAGTTGCAGCAGCTATTACAGCAGCTTCTACATCAAGCAACATCGGTGGTTACGGTAACGTTTGGGTAGCTGGTGGTGGCTTCACAGTTTCCAGCTCAGCTGGTTTCAAACTATAATAGTTAACCAACTATAACAAAAGAGCACATCTTTATGATGTGCTTTTTTTGTGGCATAAGTATTTGCATGGACACCACGCATTTACATTTTTTCACTGGATTTACATTAGTTGATATCACAGCCACAGGTGAACTACGTAGCACGGCAGAACAAACTCGCGACCAGCAACGTAATTGGGAAACCGTATTACAAACAATCGGCCTTGGTGCACAACCCTATGACGTTATACCTCCTACGGTAAAAACTGTAAACTTAGATTATTTAGAGTTTGGAGAAATGTATTCAGGCGAACACAATGTATGGATGTGGGCATTTGCTGTTGAACACGCAGATGTATTCACAGTCAATAATAATCAAGTTGCCGGGCTTGAACAATGTTTTGAACAGGTACCTGTTATTTGTGGATTAACAGAAACAGCACGTTTTATGTTGCCTATTTTTTATCCCCACGGCGGAATTAAGAACATATACTTTAAATCTGGCTTAAAAAACATAAATAACTATTGATGCTACGGCACCATTAAGGCTCATTATTAAGGCACATTTAGGCAAAACAAACGCATCGCTAACTAACAGCGAGAGATAGATGGCCACTACTGATATTGAAAAACAGAGTCTTGAGGCACACGTAGAATTATGTGCGGAGAGATATTCCAACTTGGAAAACAAATTATCCAACCTTGAAACTCGTATGGATAAAATGGAAACCCACCTGGTTGACATTAAAGACAGCTTGTCAAAAAATGCATCTGGTCAACTTAGAACTATAATCACTATTGGTACTACTATTTTTGGTGTTTTAGTTGCCGGTATTATTACTCTGTTAGCTTCGCATCTCAAATAATCTATGCGTATCGTAGAACTCTTAAATAACATTACACTACCTATTACCAATGAGGAAGCTGAAGTATTGGACATGTTGCAAAACAAGTCAATACTAAAATCTGAATTAGACGAGCATCAACAACGTCTTGCTAACAGTTTGGTTAATAAGGACGTATTATTGAGAATTCAAGAAAATGGACGCATCACATATCGAAGAAAAATTCGATAAACCTACAAAACAAGAATTTAACCAAATAGTTGCGGCCACCACCCAATATATTTCGGCATGGACTCAACGCGAATTTAATCGCATAAGCACAAATAAACAAGTACCGTTGATATGGCCCTTGCCCCAGGGCGGATATGTAATAGGTAGTAAGCGTATAGTTCCTAACCGAGGCTATTGGCAACTACAAACATACGACCACGAATTTATACATGATTTTGATGGCAAGCAAAGTGCTATTTTTTATTGCTTGTGCGATCATATTAAAAATTATCATTTAGCAACAATGATACGCAATGCCGACAGCGAAGTTAAGCGTCTTAAAAATGACGTAATACACTATAGCAACAGCTTGGAACGTGCTTTAAAACATAAAGATAGTTTTGGGATAAGTAATTGGAGTGCCAGATTAGATGATGCAAAACTGCGATTAGATTTTGCTCAAAAAGAATTACAGAAATCTATTAAATCGGCTAAATACTTAAAAGTTTGGGATAATTGAACCATGAGATTAAGAGAAATCGGCCTACAGCCAAAAGCTAAAAAAATTAACCAAGTAGTTGAAAGTCGCTTCGGCTTTAAAATCGACTACGATAATTTAACCTTTCCTAAGGCGTACAAATTAGCTACTGCTATTACAGAAAGTTTAGACAAAGTAAAACGCACACACGGCGTTCATACTGCTGAAAAGAACCCTCAATACATGGAAATGTTTATGGTTCGCGAAAGTCTAAATCGTTGGATGGTAGAGAACAGAGATATTCTTATTCGCGAAAGCGAAATGGCTAAAGCAGAAGCTACATTAGCTGCTAAAGACATGGTTGACTCAATTCAAGACATGTTAGAAAAAATTGGTAAAATGCAGAATGAACAACTGCCTGCATTATTAGACACAATCCGTGACCAAATCGGCGAACAACAAGCTGAAACATTTAAGGGCACAGTTACTCCATTGCTACAAAACTTATGGCAGACTTTAAGTACTGGTCGTGAACAGGCTGACGGTGCTGCTCGTGCGTTAACTGGCGAATCTACACCAGACATGGGCATGGGTGGTATGGATGCTGGTATGGGTGCTCCTGCTCCAGACATGTCCCCAGAATTGGGTGCCGAAGCTCCTGCTCCAGAGGGCGACGAGTTTGCCGCAACTGATGCTGCTGCAGGTGGCGAAGAAGAATTAGGTAGAGAGCGTCGTTAATGAGATTTACTGAATTTCGTCGCCGTTTAAATGAGGATGGCGACCTCTCTGATTTTATCGAAGACGATGCCGATCATGCGGCCAATGACGCATTGATTAACACTCTAAGAGAAATTCAGTATAGTTCAGATCACGCTCAAGTTCCAAAAATTTCAGTTGAAGCATTAATTAATTTAGTTCGTCAACAACCTGGTGCCGAAGCATTTAACTTAGATACATTAGTTAATGCACGTAAGAATAATGATACAGTAAAGAACATTGTTACTGACATTAAAGATGACGACCAAGGCACCAAATATGTTTTCATTAATCCAGCCGAACCTGCAATGACAGGTGGAGTAGGTGGTGAAGGCGAAGTGGGTCAAACACAACCCGAAAAAACGGTTTCCGCAATGGCCAACCGTGCATTATCCAATCGTAGCTAAACTCAAAATCATTGACTTTTCAAAATAAATACTGTATAGTCAGTATTGTCAACTTTCTGTGTGGGTAAGGCGTTATAATAATATAACCCTTAATAAGGAGAAGTAAAATGAAAAAGATCATTGTAGCCGGTTTATTAGCACTATCATTTATTAACATAGCTCACGCTGAACGTTGGGCACACGGTGGTGGTCGTTATTACTATCATCCTGGTTATGGTTGGGTGGTACCAGCATTAGTTGGTGGCGCTATCGTATACGAAGCTACTCGTCCTCCGGTTGTTATCCAACAACAGCCAATTTACATTCAGCAACAAATGCCACCTGCTGCACCTGTGTATCCAGCACCGGCCGGTTATCATTGGGAAGCCATGTTAGACGGTAATTGTAATTGTTATAAAACAGTATTGGTTCCTAATTAAATGAGAAAAATTTGTTTTGTTCTTATGATGATAATTGCCAGCACTGGAATGGCTGCTGGCCTACAACAGTTGTTTGATAGTTTAAAAAAACCTCCAACTACACAACCCGCTCCGCAACCACCGCAACCACCTAAACCTCAACAACCGACTAAAAATGGCCTACAGCGATAAAGTAATCGATCACTACGAAAATCCACGTAACGTGGGTAAATTAGAAATGGACGACACAGTGGGAACAGGTGTAGTCGGTGCTCCTGCCTGTGGCGATGTTATGCGCCTACAGATCAAAGTAAATGAACAAGGTATAATCGAAGATGCAAAATTCAAAACATACGGTTGCGGATCAGCAATCGCTTCCAGCTCACTGGTCACAGAATGGGTCAAAGGAAAAACTCTTGACGAGGCGGGCAGTATTAAAAACAGCGACATCGCCGAGGAGTTGGCTCTTCCACCTGTTAAAATCCATTGCTCAATCCTCGCAGAAGATGCAATAAAGGCGGCTATCAATGATTACCGTAACAAACACAGCAAGTAAAAAAATACAAACTAATCTGTCAAAACGTGGCAAGGGCATAGGTATCAAGGTGGGCGTAAGAACTACCGGGTGTAGCGGCCTTGCTTATGTATTAGAATATGTAGATGAAACTTGGGCAGGCTCCACCAGCTTCCCGCAAGATGGATTTAGCGTTATAGTAGACAACAGAGATTTGCCTATAGTAGACGAAATAGAAATAGACTACGTTAGACAAGGTTTAAACGAAGGTTTTGAATTTCGTAATCCCAGAGAAAAAGATCGCTGTGGTTGCGGAGAAAGTTTCAGAATTTAATGAATTGTAAACTTGTTGTATTTGGAGATAGTTGGACCTGGGGAACAGGTCTTCAACCCAACGAACCAACATATGGAAAATTGATTGCTGACTATAGAAATATAGAATTTCAAAATTACTCTGTGCAAGGCACAGCAGCAGAGCACATGGTTCTTCAATTACAAGATTTATTAAGCAATATCGATCCTACGTTTAATTACACAGCTTTATTTTCTTTTACCGTACTATCACGTCTGATGTATTATGCTGGCAAACAACCCGATACGGCCTATGTTATGTGGGATGGCACTAAAGACGATGTATCTGCAAGCTATTTTAAAAATATACATTCAACTCTATTAGATCATTTTAAATTTTATACAACAGTATTGGCTTTGCAAAGTCTATGTCGACAGTACAAAATACAAGACTATTATGCTCTAAGTTTTTCAAAGGTCGATTGGGACCTTTTAAATTTTATAGGTGTTGATAGAAGTAAATTTTATAATCAAGGTACCACAAATTTTTTAGATATCTTAGGATCCAAATATCCTGGAGATAATAAAATATATTTTGAAGGAACAGATGGCGGACACCCTAACGCATTGGGGCATCAAATAATAGCTCAACATTTACAAGAGTGGATAAATTGAAATTATTTGCCAACGGATGTAGTTTTACCTGGGGAGGTGAACTGTATAAATCGTTATACGACACCAATGGGCAACTGCTTGACTATACAAACCCCGATCCTATAAACAAAGAAAGGCTGACTCGAGTTTGGCCTTTTCAATTGGCCAAACGGTTAGGAGCAGACTCGTGTGTTAATCTTAGTATGGGCTGTGGATCAAATGATCGCATAGTAAGAACAACTATTGATTTTTTTACACAAGAATCTGAGAAAGATTGGACTGCTGTAATACAGTGGGCACATCCACATAGATTTGAGTACTGGGAAGAAGAAACACAGGCCTGGACGCTTATTATACCGCAATGCGGAACATTAGGTAAGAATGTCAACGGAGATGTTTTTGATCGGGTCAGTAAGTTTAAAGATCAAGTATACCGCAATTACACAGATTATACCTACGCACAAAAATACTGGACTCAAGTAGTTAGTCTTGCTAATTTTTTTATAGCCAACAATATAAAATATTATTTTGTTAATCTAATGCCTAACAGTTATTACAATCTATTAGATTTGCATCAACAACAATATCTGGAAAATAAAATAAATTGGATCGGCCAAGGCCCAAGGCACGATTTGGTTAACATGTTTGACTCCCGCTTTGACACAGCACATCCAACAGAATCGGGGCATAAACAAATAGCCGATTATTTCTATCATCGGATAACTCAATGCTAACGGTATTTACAGATAGTCGAGTACTTGATCTACAATGGCTACCTGCAATCAAGTTTGACGAACCCTACACGGTTTGTCACAGTCTAACAGACTACATCAATGCCCCCGGTCGTAAAATAGCATTTACAATGTACATGATGGGACAGGATTATCACAGTCCTGTTGACTCGTTTGAAAGTTTTGTTAATCAACTAAGTCAGAATAGTGAAGCAGTATTTTGTTTTGACAGAGAAATGTCACTGCATTATTTTGATAAGTGGAATCAATGCACAGGAAAAAATGTTTATTGGCTAACTCCTGCATTTATTAACGAGCAACATCCAGTAAAAGATCGTGTAATTTTTTGGGGGGATTGGTTCGAGACGTCAACTACTCTCTATAAAGCCTTGCCCGATGTTTTGTCTACTGTGGAACCGTATAAAACAAAATCAAAATATTTTGATGCCTTATTAGGATTAAAGAAACCCAACAGAACATTTGTTTATGAAAATGTAAACAAACATAATTTAACCGATCAAATCATAATGACCTACAATGTTGATCGTAGAGTACAACCCGAGACCGGTCGGTATGATTACACTGACGAGTTTTATGCTAAAGATTATTTTATCTGGGAGCCAGGAACCAAAGTTGCTGATCCAATAAAGGAAACAGCAAATTATGTTCAGTATCAAGGTCAGACTACGAGATTAAGTCAAATTATTCCTGTACAAGTTTACAATGATACGGCCTACAGCATAGTGGCCGAAACAGACTTTAGAAACGAACACAGTTTCTATACAGAAAAAACAGCCAAAGCTCTAATGGCACGTAGACTATTTGTGGCATTCAGCGGTCGTGGATTCTTGAGCAATTTACAATCTTTAGGGTTTAAAACTTTTGGTGATATAATTGATGAAAGTTACGACAACACGCCGCCGGCAGAGGAACGATGGGCTCAAGCGTTCGAACAAGTTCGGTACTTATGTGGTTGCGATCGACAGGAAACTTATGCTAAAATAAAACCCATTGCCGAGCATAATTATAATTTAATAATGAATCAAAATTGGAACCAGCTCGCCGCAGATAAAATTACGAATATAATAAACCATGCTCATTGATCGTTACAATTACAAACCTATTGACCGTACTACCATTAATGGAAAAAGACATTATTGTTTACCCGATGGATCAGCGGTGCCCAGCGTTACAACAATCTTAGATCGAACAAAACCACAAGAAAAACGCGAAGCACTTGAGCGATGGAAAAAATCTGTAGGAGCCGAACGTGCTCAACAAATTACTACAGAAGCCGCTAATCGCGGAACACGTATGCACAGTTACTTAGAACACTATGTTAAAACTGGCGACATGAAAGAACTTCCTACTAACCCATTTGCACAGCCGTCGTGGTTTATGGCCGCACAGGTTATCTTAGAAGGATTCGCCAATATCAATGAAGTCTGGGGAGTCGAAGTTCCTGTTTATTATAGTGGGTTATATGCCGGTACTACAGACTCTGTGGGAGTGCATTCAGGTAAACCCAGTATCATGGATTATAAGCAAACTAATAAATTAAAAAAACGTGAATATATTGACGATTACTTTATACAATTGGCGGCCTATGCACAGGCGCATAATAATATGCACGGAACTGACATCAAAAGAGGGGTAATTCTTATGTGTCAGCAGCCGAAAGAGCTCAGTCCTGGCGTTTTTGACACCCCTGTTTATCAAGAGTTTATACTTGAAGGCGCAGAATTTGACCACTATAACAACGAGTGGAACAAGAGAGTTGAGCTATACTATCTCACAAACTAAATACAGTATACACGTTGGGATCAGTTAAGTATGGCAATAGTACAAATTTCAAGAATTCAGCAAAGACGCGGGCTTAATCAGGACCTGCCGCAGTTGGCCAGCGCCGAGTTGGCCTGGAGTGTTGATACACGCCAACTTTACATTGGTAATGGTACTTTGGCAGAAGGTGCACCTACTGAAGGTGTGACTGAAATTTTAACTGAATATTCTATTATTAATTTCACTGATCAGTTTACCAGTGATTTTGCCAATCTTCAGGCCAATGTGGCTACAATTTACGCAGAAGTAACAGCCGCAGGTGGTATCAAATCAAACGTAGTTTTAGCAGCCAACACCGCAGGTATATTTTCTACAATCACAGCTAACAATGCCACGGTTAACTATACCTTATATCAAGGTACAACACAAAGAACTGGAACTATTAAATTAAGTCGCTTTGCCACCGGATCATCGTTGGCATTTGAAGAAGACTATAACCAGACAGCAGGAACTGATATATTCTTTACCGCGAACGCTAACACAACACAAGCCAATTTAAATTACACAACAACGTCCCAGACAACAGTAGCATATTCAATTACAAACGTATAATATAAAAACACATGTGGAAACTTGAACCAGACGAGAGGATATCTCGTTGGCGTGACTTTCGAAAATCGCTCGACCAACTCAGTTTAGAACAAGCACTTAACGAAGTTGCCAATTTTTGGCAAAGCTGTCCTCACTCACCTTACTATTTGGATCCATTAGACACCAACACCTGGCCCTCTCCTTGGGAGTTAATTGCCGAAAATTATTATTGTGATCTTGCAAAAGCCTGCGGTATGCTGTATACTATATACTTTACTGAACATGGAAAAGAGTTGGATGCCGAAATACGAGTATATTATGATCCCGAAACTCGGTACACCTATAATTTAGCCGTTCTGTCACAGGGAAAATATATGCTTAATTTCATTGATGGCTCGGTCGTAAATACTCTATCAATAAATAAAAACTTACAGTTAAAACATAGTTACAGTAGCAAAGATTTAAAATTACAAGAATATTAGAGGGATCGATGACGCAAATTCAAGTTACAAAGAGAGAAGGACATAAAGAAGTCCTCGATTTAGAAAAACTACACAAGGTAGTTTTTTGGGCCACACAGGGTATTACTGGTGTCAGTGCCAGTGAAGTGGAAATAAAAAGTCACATACAGTTTTACAACGGAATCAAAACGGCCGACATTCAAGAAACATTGATCAAAAGTGCTGCAGATTTAATTTCAGAAGAAACACCAAATTATCAATACGTAGCAGGTCGTTTAATTAACTACCATCTGCGTAAACAAGTTTATCATGATTATCAACCATGGCCTTTGCTACAGTTAGTTAAACGTAATGTAGCCAATGGATTTTATGACCGTGGATTGTTGGAAGCCTACTCCGAAGACGAGTGGGATCAATTAGATCATAAGATTGATCACAGCCGAGATGAGAACTTTACCTATGTTGCCATGGAACAATGGCGCGGTAAGTATCTTGTACAAAACCGTGTTAGCGGAGAAATCTATGAAACACCGCAAATAGCCTATATGCTTATTGCGGCAACACTATTTCAATCATATCCAAAAGACACAAGATTAAAATGGATATCAGATTATTATGATGCAATTAGTCTTGGAGACATTAGCCTTCCTACCCCTGTCATGGCTGGTGTACGCACTCCTCAGAAACAATTCAGTTCCTGCGTTCTCATTGAAACAGATGACAGTCTTGACAGTATTAACGCTACTGCTTCTTCTATTGTCAAGTACGTATCACAAAAAGCCGGCATCGGTATCGGTGCAGGCCGCATCCGTGCATTGGGATCACCGATCCGTTCAGGCGATGCTTACCATACAGGTGTAATCCCGTTCTACAAGCTATTCCAAAGTGCCACACGTTCATGCAGTCAAGGTGGTGTACGTAATGGTGCCGCCACACTTTACTATCCCATCTGGCATTTAGAAATTGAAGACCTTATTGAGTTGAAGAACAACAAAGGTACCGAGGATAATCGTGTACGTCACATGGATTATGGAGTACAATTCAATAAGTTAATGTATGAAAGATTAATCACAGGTGGCGATATTACCTGTTTTAGTCCTCACGATGTGCCTGAAATGTTTGATGCTTTCTTTGCAGATCAAGACAAGTTCAAAGAGTTATATGAACGTGCCGAACGCAATACCAAGTTGCGTAAAAAGACCTTCAAAGCCGCAGAATTGTTTAGTCGCTTTATGCAAGAACGCAAAGATACAGGACGTATCTATTTGCAAAACGTGGACCATGCCAATACGCACAGTCCATTTGATGAAAGTGTAGCACCCGTAAAGATGTCAAACCTTTGTTGTGAAATTGATTTACCAACAGTTCCACTCAATGATGTCAACGACGAAGATGGTAGGATCGCACTATGTACTTTAAGTGCGATCAATTGGGGCAATGTAAAAAGCCCACATGACTTCCAGAGACCCTGTGAACTGGCAGTACGTGGATTAGATGCTTTATTAAGCTATCAAGGTTATCCAATTAAGGCCGCTGAGTTAGCCACTAAAGAATTTCGTCCATTGGGAGTAGGCATCATTAACTTTGCGTATTTCTTGGCAAAGAATGATGTTAGTTATTCAGATCCACAAGCATTAGCATTAGTCGACGAGTTTGCTGAAGCCTGGAGTTATTACTTGCTCAAAGCTTCAGCAGATCTCGCTGTTGAACAAGGCGCCTGTGGTCGTTGGCAAGATCTTAAATCAGCACGTGGTATCTTACCAATTGATACACGTAAGGCAGAGATTGATGAATTAGTTCCTCATCAAGAGCGTATGCCTTGGGCAGAGTTACGTGAACAAACCAAAGCCACTGGTCAGCGTAATGCTACCCTAATGGCTCTGATGCCAGCAGAAACTTCAGCGCAGATTGCTAACGCAACAAACGGCATTGAGCCCCCACGTAATTATGTTAGTATTAAACAAAGTAAGCATGGTGTTCTTAAACAAGTAGTTCCTGAATATCGCCGCCTTAAAAACAAATACGAACTATTGTGGGATCAAAAATCACCAGAGGGTTACCTAAAACTCTGTGCCGTCCTACAAAAATACATTGATCAAGGCATCAGTGTTAATACTTCTTACAATCCACGTTTTTATGCGGATGAAAAAATTCCAATGAGCGATATGCTCAAAGATGTTATACAGTTTTATAAGTATGGTGGTAAACAGTTGTACTATTTTAACACCAACGATGGTCAAGGTGAAATCGATATAGAAAAATTGTCTGCTCAACAAACTGAACCAGAACAAACAACAGTAGATGATGCTGATTGTGATAGTTGCGTAATTTAAGGAAAGTAAAATGAGCGTATTCAATATTCGTAAAACCGATCACACCCAGTCTTTAGCATTTTTAGACACAAACGGAACCCCCGCTATTCAACGTTATGACGTACTAAAGTATCGTCAATTTGACAAGTTGACAGACAAACAGTTGGGATTCTTTTGGCGTCCAGAGGAAGTAGATGTACTTCGTGATGCTAAAGATTTTAAAGAATTAACTGACTTTGAAAAGCATATCTTTACCAGTAACTTAAAGCGTCAAATCCTATTAGACTCTGTGCAAGGTCGTAGTCCTAACTTGGCTTTCTTGCCTCTTGCTACGATTCCCGAATTAGAAACATGGATTGAGACTTGGGCCTTTAACGAAACGATTCATTCTCGTAGTTATACACATATTATCCGTAACGTATACAGTAACCCCAGCGAAGTATTTGACGAACTAATGGACTTAGATGAAATCGTTGCCTGTGCCGGAGATATCAGCAAGTATTACGATTCATTGATTGAGGGCGCAGGTTGGTTCCGTATGTTGGGGTATGGTACCCACTCAGTCAACGGCAAAGAAATTGTAGTTGATCCTTATCAACTTAAACGTAAGTTGTGGTTATGCTTGAATAGTGTAAACGCATTAGAAGGCATTCGTTTTTATGTTAGCTTTGCTTGCTCATGGGCATTTGCAGAGTTGAAAAAGATGGAAGGTAATGCTAAAATTATTAAACTAATTGCACGTGACGAAAACGTACACTTAGGATCTACACAGACCCTGCTCAAATTACTTCCGCAAGACGATCCAGACTATGTTACAATCAAGGCCGAAACCAAGGTTGAGTGTGAACAGATGTTCCTGGCAGCTGCGGCACAAGAAAAAGCCTGGGCCAAGTATTTGTTCAAAGATGGATCAATGATTGGTCTTAACGAAGTATTGTTAAGTCAATATATTGATTGGCTAACCTGTAAACGTATGACAGCAGTAGGATTAGACTGCGGTATGAAACCCGGTGCAAGCAATCCGTTACCATGGACACAAAAATGGATCGCCGGGGCAGATGTACAAGTAGCACCACAAGAAACAGAAATTACCACTTATGTAATTGGTGGTACAAAACAAGACGTTGACCAAGATACATTTAAAGGATTTAGTTTATGATTACAGTATATTCAAAAAACAACTGCCCTTTTTGCGTTCAAGCAAAAAGCCTACTACAATTAAAAGGCGTTGAATTTGAAGAAGTAAAAATTGACGAAAGCTCAGAAGCACGTGAATTTGTTGTAGGTGAAGGACATAGAACTGTGCCGCAGATCTATAAAGATGGTAAACTATTAGTCGAAGGTGGCTTTCAAGGCCTCAAACGACAGTCAGAAGAATTTTTCGAACAACTAAAAGGTTAATATGTTAATTTCAAAATCAAAAATCTCCGACGGAGACATTGCATCATTCAAGTTAAACAACGGGGACGAGCTCGTTGCTAAAATTGTAAGCCAAACAGACACTACTTACACACTGAGTAAACCATGTACAGTAGTTCCTGGACAAAAAGGTATTGGACTTATGCAGAGTATGTTTAGTATCGATCCAGATGGCGAAGTTGAACTAAGTAAACAACATATAATGATCACAGCGCCGACTATTAAGCCAATGCAAGATCACTATATACAAGTAACTACAGGAATCCAAACTGCACCCAGTGGGATCATAACATAATGCCAGAAGCTGCCAGAATCAATGATGTAGACAATAGCGACGGACACCTCGAAAGTGCTGGAGCAACAACGGTTAAAATAAACGGACAATTGGCAGCATTAGTTGGCACAGTGGATCGTAGTCATGCCCCTTATCCAAGACGACATTCAAATCCACATCCACCACATCAAGCGGCCACTATCAGTCAAGGCAGTAGCACGGTTAGAATTGAAGGCAAATTTGCTGCACGTAAGGGCGATCCTTTGACCTGCAACCATGTGGTTAATCAAGGCAGTCCCGACGTTAATATCGGATAAAAATAATAGTAGTAGTTTATTTTTGCCTTAAATACACAATAAGGCAAAATTTCAAATGGCACTTACTCCAACAACACTAATAGCAATAGCCGGACTTAGCCAAGGAACCGGACTTGCAATCAATTCAAATATGACTTCGGCTATGAGCCAAGTTGTTAATAGTTCTATAGTTACAACTATTGCTAATCTTCGTGTAGCACCAAACATTGGAAACGTCGTTGGTTTGACCGACACTATTAATAGTTTACCATATTTTATTAATAACTCTGCGTCAGTGGTGTCCACGGTTACTACACATGCCCAGGGAATCCTCCCAGAGACATCGGTGCTGGGTCTTAAAGATTTTATTTTGTTGTTTAATAGTGTTGCCAGCTTTGTTGCTACAAACGCCGAAGTAGCGTCAGCATTGGCTGAATACAAAAATGAAACATTTGGTAACTTAGGCATTGGTGTAACAAATTACAATCAGGTTATTACCAGCGGAGTTCCAAACAATTTAATTGCCGTTGGTCCATATCTAAAAAACTTTGGCATACTTTACGACTTTACAGATCTAACTACCGTAGGTACTCCGCAGAGCCTTGTAATGGGACTACAAGCTGCCGGGTTTGGGGATACCTTGGGAATTAATCGTACCATTGTGTCATCTGGATACGATCCAACGATGGTAAAGAATATCCCTTCTTCGGTATTAACCGCAATATTAACAAATGTCAGCGGAAGTAATTTAATCAACGCCGTCGCTTTATCACACTCAACACCAGTTAAGACTGTAAACAATGCTGCTGAACTATTATTAATAGAAACATTTATACCACAAGATGTTGTTGAAACTTTAGGGCTATCAGCTGTTGGGTCAGACGGACTTAAACAGTTGGCCAACAAATTATTAAATTTAGGAGTCCAAGGTGACAACTATAAGTTAGGCAATTTTTTAGCCAACGTTGAAAATCCTTCGTTGACACATCTTGGTACACTGACTTCGGTAATTCCAGCTACGGTGGCTTCAACAATAGGATCAACAATTGGAACCGGAGTAGGCCCGTTTGGCAATCCTCTCATACAAGATCTCATTGGTACTGTAGCAGGACTTGGGCACAATGACAATTTTACCACAGTAGTTAACAGTATCAACACAATCCAGGGCAATACGCTGGGTGCTTATTTAATTGCCAATGCCGCAACATTATCGTCGGCGATTGCAGCAGCCACAGACCCAGGATCAGACCCGGCAACACTTGCTGCCAACATAGCATTTTTTAATTCTGTACAAAACTTTAATTCGGCCATTGCAGGTACATCACCATTTGCAACCGCGGCCACTAATGCCAATCAATCATTAACAAAATCATTAAGTCAGGTAGCCACAGAAAATTCAAATCTATCAAGAGCCAGTATCAGTCTTTACAGTGGCACAACAACTGACGGAGTTGGATCTTCAGACTTTATGTCATTCGGTCGCAGGTTACATGACTTTGGTGTTGACGGATCTCAATTAGGTTACAACATTATATTAGAAAATATTGTAACAGATGATCAAGCCGGTGACGCTATTCGCGCCTGTTTAGCCGAGGGCAGAAATCTTACCAACAGCCAAAAAAATGGTAAAACCACTCCACACGTGGCTAACTATTATCAATCTTTAAAAACAGTTTAGAGCAAATATAATCCTATTTAATCTTGATTTTTCTGGATAAAATATGTATAATAGTATCATATAACCAGTTATAGCAGTCTATATCTCAAAATCTACATGGTTATATAAACTTAGCACCTTAAAAAAGTGCGACAACCAAAGGAGGACAGTATGAGAACGATATTTTTATCTATCGTAGCAATATTAGCCCTGACCGTAATGGCACCCGGTCATGCAGAAGAAGTACAACAAAACTTTATTACAAAAGTTGACGCAGTAGAATCGCAATCAATGTATGAGCGATTAGCAACAGGAACAAGGGATAAGTTAGATTCCTTAGTTCAAATTATTACAACACCTTGGATCGATTTTTCAGTATCCAGCAAAGACGAAGATTGCCTGGCAAGGAACATATTCTATGAAGCCGGCAGTGAAAGCGAAGAAGGCAAAGCCGCTGTCGCAATCGTCACAATCAATCGTGTTAAAGACGGACGTTTTGACAAGTCAATTTGCGGAGTTGTCAACCAACGCACAGTATTTGTTCGTCAACGTGAACTACAGAAAACAGAAATGGTAGCTGCTGGTTTTTTTGGCCGTCCAGAACCTGTAGTAAAAAAAGAAATAGTTATGCAATCTATCCCTGTTTGTCAATTTAGTTGGGTCTGCGCTTTTATGCGTAAACCCGGTAAAGAAGATGAACGTTGGCAAGAAAGTCAACGCATAGCACATGAAGTGTTAAACGAAGGCTATGCAGAATACCGCATGAAGTTTGCCGATGCACTATACTTTCATGCTGCGGGTATACGTCCCAGCTGGGCACAAAGCAAGAAGTTTGTTGCTCGGGTAGGCGGACATAAATTTTACTCAGACCCATCAAAGATCTAAATGTTTTTTCCAGCCCTTGAGCGTTTACGAAGTATTGCTGTTAGACACAGTGGTAAACAGTATACGCCCGAGGGTTTAACACATTTAATCCGTATGCAGTTTCGTGATCCTAACTTGGTCTTTAACACCGAGCGAGACAGTCGTGTGGAACCGGGTAACTTTTGGATCAAGGGTGAGTATCGTCCTGCCGACGACGAAAATAACGATCCTTGTATCTATATCACTTTAACTTATCCTAAAAAAGAACGAGTTAGTTATATTGATAAAACTGACTGGCATAATATGGGTTTTCATATAGCAGATGTCTTGACACACGAGTACCTTCACCAGTATTATTGTAGACGTAGAGGATACCGACATGGTCGTGGCTATCGTTCAAAAACTACATTACGATATTCGGAAACAATGCAAGATTATCTCGGATGTGAAGATGAAATTTTAGCACATGGTTTTAATGTAGCAAGCGAAATGGTAGTGTACAATCGACCAATGGAACGTACAGCAACATATCGAAACTATAAGAAACATTTTAAACAAGATCTTAAAGTATTACTACAATTAAAAAAACAAGCGAATAAGTATATTAAACAACTGGAGCATTCAAATGACAAAACCAGCAACAACTCAAGAACAAGTAGTAGAAGATGTGTATGATACAGAAATCAGCGACGAGGACTATGGTTTTGTACTTGGCCCAGACGGCGAGTTAAAATCAGTATTTTTACCAGATTCAATGCCGTTTAAAACTCCTAAAAAAGTACAGCGTATTTTAAAGATGTTTGGGATTATGGACCCGCATCAATTAGACGACGGTACGCTACACTAATCTGTTGCGAAAATACAACACCAAAAACCCCCAAAATTAGGGGGTTTTTTACGCCTAAAATTTCGGTTGACCCAAAATTCGCTCTCCTATATAATGTATGTATAGTGATTAATAAGGAGCAAAAAATGGTTGGATTAACAATAGTTGAAGGTGATACAATTCGTGCATACGACTTCAAGCCAATGTTAGGTCGCGAAGACTGTTTTATTGAAGGTCGTGTAGTTGATGCCCACAATACTGAATTGGGGTATCAAGCCTACAAAATTGTAGTTACCAAAGACTCCTGGTCAGACAGTGAAGACAAGGGTCGTGTTGGTATCGAAATGTTTGTGCCTTGGCGTGTCGATTTTAGCGAGTTCCAAGGTCGTGTAATGAATTTGTCAAGATAAGGAGTAATTATGTTGGTAGAAGATAAATTTTGCTTTATTGAGTTTAACGGCGTCAAATACGATAGCCGTCACGGTGGTCCGTTTGATCGTGGATCTGCTGACTCGTGGTATAGTCGTCCACGTGATCCACACTTCTACTTAGGCGACAGTTATAGTAGTCGAGAAGTTGGTCGTGATTTGATGACTAAAGATCAAATCGATGCTTACCTTGCTGGTTACGACTACAACGAACAGCACGGTGGTAAAAAGGACTGGGATTAATGAGTAATGTATTTTTGCTCAGTTGGGACTGCAATGGTGTTGAAGCAGTTATTGACATGTCTAACTACGAAAAAGAAACCGTGTGGGCAGTTTTACAAGAAGTTGACCCACCGGCAAGACTTGGTAGCATAGTTCAACATTTGATTCTTCGTGCTCGTGCCAATCCACAGCGTCATTATGAAATTTATACCATGCAGGTTGAATCGGGTATTACCGAAGAAGATGTTCGCGAAATGTTTGACAACGATCCACAGGGTTCGGCGGATTTAATACGCGAACGTGGAAATCGAATTTACAGCGATAGAATTACAGAACCAGCAAAGATAGTATAATGTACACTTATCATCCTAAAAATACCAACGTATCAGATGCCCTGAAAGTAGAAGCATTTATCGGTGGATATTCCGAGTTATACAATGCTGTCAGTGTCAACCCCAATCTGCGTATGATACCCATTGAGTATGTTGACGGAGTTAGAGCAGGCCTAAAACAATTGGGCTATCAAGTGCGTATTCGTTATCGTGGCCCACACGCCCAACAACGTGATACACATAAATCAGATGCCCGTGCTTTTACAGTTTATTTCAAGGAACAAAATGGAAAAAAATAACAGAATTAACGTATTGCGTTATACACTTACTCGGGACCAAATTGGTACTTTTGTCAATGGTCTACACGAAATACAGGCTGATATGATTGAAGCTACTGTAGCCGCAAAAGAAGCTCGCGGTTTTCCCGAAGCAAACGAAGTTATTCGACATATTATGGGACTAAAATAATGGCTTTTGAAACTTGGCTAACTGAAGAAGATACAGAACGTCTATGGGCGGTAGTTGAAGGCAATTTACCTGACTATGCGGCTACTACAGCAGAACTTGAAGAATTTGAACGATTGGTTACTCATGCTGCTATGATTAAAATAGCCGGGGAAAACTATCAAGCCCAGACTATACACTAATTAAAATTTACCTACAATATCAAGCCCCCCAGTGCGGGCTTTTCCTTTTGTGTATAAATACTACATTATGTCAGCTAACGGAATCAGTCATCTAAGTACCAAACAAGCACGTCAAGCCGCCAAATTGGCCTTGGCCGCTACTAATAGAGCCGCATCTGCTGCCCGTGCTGGTAGTACACCAGTGGCAGATGATAGACATACAGCAGACACCACAGAATTGCCCACAACATATACCGGTAATGCTGTGACCAAACAAAATCATGTAGGGGGTCTTGTAAAAGGCCGCCCTTGGAAGTAAATATATAAACAGGACATATTATGAACGCAAGTGAAATTCTACGCAAATTGGCAGATGTAATCGACAGCCAAGAAACAGGCAGTTCTAAACTTGTTGCTCAACAAGTTCCACATCAAGATCAATCGGCACAATTACATGCTGTTGAAATTGACAACCATGACCATACTGAATCAAATCTAATGGTTCCACCACTGCAACAAAAACTTGAACTGATGAAAAAGCTGGCTGGCGAAGATGAAAGTTGCAAAGAGTGCGGTTGCGAACCATGCGAGTGCGAGCCAGACGAACTATCAATCATGCGTCAAAACGCAGGAATTGCTCCAGCCATTATCGCTATAGCTGACGAAGACGAACCTTTTGAAGGGTAAGTCTTAGATGGCAATCCAAAAACTATTCACAAGTTTAAGCAAAGCC